ACGCCGACACAGGAGCCGCGCCCATGGCCCTATTGCCGCAGCCCACCGGCAACGAAATCCCGCCCGACCGCCGCGGACCGCCGCCGCGTGTGAACGGCGACGCCGGGCCGTCCGAGGGCATCGACGTCGGCGAATACCTCCAGGTCGGCACCGATCCCGACGCCATCCAACTGATCCCAGACGAGAACGGCGGCGCGTTCGTCGAGATGCCCGGCGAGAGAGTCGAGGAAGCCCCGAAGGACGACGCCTTCTACGCCAATCTCGCCGCGGTGATCCCGCCCGCAGTTCAAACCAAGATCGTCACCGATCTGCTGCGCCGGATCGAGGAGGACAAGGAGGCCCGAAAGAAGCGGGACGAGCAATACGAAGAGGGCATCCGCCGCACCGGGCTCGGCAAGGATGCACCTGGGGGCGCCGACTTCGAGGGTGCCAGCCGGGCCGTCCATCCCATGATGGAGGAAGCCTGCATCGACTACGAGGCCCGCGTCATCAAGGAATTGCTGCCGCTCACCGGGCCGGTGAAGCCCAACGTGCTCGGCGTGCCGACCGCGGAAAAGACCGCCAAGGCCGACCGCGTCGCCGCGCACATGAACTACCAGTTCGCGCAGCAGATCAAGGAAGCCCGCGGCACGCTCGAGACCACCCTGATGCAGGTGCCCCTCGGCGGCACTCAGTGCATCCGGCTCTGGTTCGATCACCGGCTGAAGCGCCAGCGTATGGAGTTCGCCAGCATCGACAAGGTGCACCTGCCGGCCAACGCGGCGGATTTCCAGTCGGCGCACCGCAAGACCTTCGAGGACAAGATCTCGGCGGTCGAGTTCCGCCACCGCGTCGAACAGGGCATGTATCTCGACCTCGACCTGGTGCCGCCGGCGCAGGACCCGGAGCCCACGAAGTCGGAAAGCGCCAGCCGCAAGGTCGAGGGCGTCGAGGACAACACCACGCTCAACCTGGACGGCAACCGGACCATTTTCGAGACGATGACCTACCTCGAGGTGACCGAGGAAATGGCTGCGGTGCTCGATGTCGAGAAGGCCGGCGACCTCTATCCCTACCTGATCACCATGGACGAGACGACGAAGTCCATGCTGGCCTGCTACCGGTGCTGGGAGGACGGTGACCCTGCCCGCGAGGCGATCGACTGCCTCTATGATTTCCCGTTCATTCCCTGGCGCGGGCCGCTCGCGATCGGCTTCCCGCACATCATCGGCGGACTTTCCGCCGCTGCCACCGGTGGCCTGCGGGCGTTGCTGGACAGCGCCCACACCCAGAACGCGATCGGCGGCTACATCCTGAAAGGCGCCGGCGCTGGCGGCCAGACCAGGCAGCCGACCATCGGCAACTTCACCGAACTCGACGGCTCGCTGGAAACCGACGATATCCGCAAGCGGGTGCTGCCCTTCAGCTTCTCGCCGCCGTCGCCAGTGCTGTTCCAGCTTCTCGGCTGGGTGACCGAAGCCGCGAAGGGCGTCGTGCGGACGAGTCTCGACGACACGCCGGCCGACAGCAACACGAACGTGCCGGTCGGCACCCAGATGTCGCGCGTCGAGCAGGGCCTCGTGGTGTTCTCCGCCATCCACGGCCGCGCTCATGCGGCATTCAGCCGGCTCATCAAGGGCATGTACCGGCTCAACCGGCTCTACCTGCCCGAGCAACTGAAGATCGACGCCGCCGGCAAGGAAATCATGGTCCGGCGCGCCGATTACCAGGGCCCGTGCGATGTCCAGCCGGTGTCGGACCCGACGATCTATTCCGACCAGCAGCGGTTCGGGCAGTTGAACTACATCCAAGCCCGCATGACCGCGGTGCCGCAGCTCTATCGGGCGCGCGAGGTTGAGCTTGCCGGCCTGAAGCTGATCAAGTGGCCGGATCCCGAGGCGCTGCTGAACCCGCAGCCGCAGCCGCACGAGTTGAACGCGGTCAATGAGAACCTGGCGCTCACGCTCGGCCAGCCGGTCGCGGCCTTCCCGGAGCAGGATCACCTCGCCCACCTGCAGGTGCTGCTGGACTTCATGAAGTCGCCGGCGCTCGGCGCGAACCCGCTGATCGCGCCATCGTTCCTTCCGGGCGCGCTGAAGCATGCCGTCGAGCACATCGCCTACCACTACGTGCAGACCACGGTGGCGATCGTCCGCCAGGCCGCCGGCAAGGAACCGGCCGAACTGTTCAGCCGCGATCCCGCGGTGAAGGCTGCGCTCGACCGGCTTCTCGCCCAAGCCAGCCAGAAGATCGTGCCGAGCGTCGAGCAGGCGATGCAGGGCGCGCTGCCGGTGCTCCAAGGCGCGATGGCGATGATGAAGCAGATGATGCCGCCGCCGCCGGTGGATCCGGCCGCCGCCGCAGTGCAAGCCGCCGCCGCCGAGACCGCGCGCAAGGGCCAGCAGGATCAGGCCGGCAATCAGTTGGATGCCGCGAAGCTCCAGCAGACCGCGACGCAGCAGCAGCAGGCCAACGCCATCCAGGCCGAGCGGAACCAGATCATGGCCGACAACGCCGATGCCGCGAACCAGACGAAGATCGAGACAACCCAACTCGACAACTCGACGGCGTTGGAGATCAGCCAGGACCGCGCGATGTCAGGCGGTGGAGGCGGCGGATTCGTCAACGGCGAGTCGATGACCCGGCAATAACCAGCGTCGCATCAATATTCCAGCGCCACGGTGATGATGGTGTGCTCCTCGACGGCCGCCATGAGCTTGCACCACATGTTGTCGTCGTCGCTGGCGTAAACGCTGGCGCCGATCGCCATGGACTTCAGCAGCGGCAACTCGTCGCGGCCGAGTTCCATGGGCGAGCGGCCGAATGCCGACTCAAGTATGGCCGCCGCCTGCGATCGCCAGCCGGGCGTGATGTCGATCGGATCGCCCTTGCTGCGCATGATCGAGCCCGGCCGCATGCTGATGCTGACGCCCATCACTCGACCCTCACGAGACTGCCGTCGGCGTTCCACATCCACGCCGATCGTCCAGCGCTGGTGGTAATCGTCGTGAACGTGCCGGGCGGCATCGGCGTGAAACGCGGCAGCAGGTCGGTCCGCGGCAGGAACGTGCGCGTGGCGCTGACGATGCCGTTGTCCCGCACCTTCCGCAGCCGCCGCCGGTCGCGGTGCCGATGAGGGGATTTCTTCATATGTCGTACGGACCGAACTCCGCCACGACGAGGATGCCGAAAAATGGTATCGCCAGAAAACTGAGCAAGCCCCACCACAGGAAAGCGGCATTGTGCGGGAACACGCTCACACCCATCGGCACAATGACCTGCGTGTGCGACGCGCCCATCAACGTCTCGCGGAGCTTCATCAGCACGTTTGAGCGCTCCAGCATCGAGGCGTCCGGCTTCACGGTCGAAAGCTCGGAGAGCGCGGCAGAAAGGTTCGTGAACCAATAGCCCACATCCTCATCGGGCGTCGTATAGACGATCGACGTGTAGCCGCTGGTATATCCGGCGTTGCGCGCCGCCTCCACGGCCACGCCGAGATTTTGGCGTGCGAGGTCGACCGTGTTCGCGCCTGCGGCCCGCTCCAGATAACCACCGATATTGCGATCGAATGCGATGAAGCAAACAGTCCTCGTCGTGGCAAAGGCGAGGAACGACATGACGGCGACGACCACCGCCGCGATGCTGACCGCTTTCATTGCCGCTACGCCGCCAGCAGCCGCTTGACGAACTCCCGCCCGGCCGCCGTCGGGATCGCCAGCACCGAACGCGCGTCGGCCGGGTCGCGCTTTCGGCGCACCATGTCGAGTTCCTCGCTGCCCAGCCGGTCCAGCGCCCGCGTCACCGCCGGCTTCGACACCGGCCGGTCCGGGCTCACCGCCGTCAGTGCCGCGGCCATCCCGCGCACCGTCTGCGGCGCTTCCTTCGGCGCCTCGCACGCCAGCACCAGCACGCCGACCTGCCGCCAGGTCATTTCCGGGTGCTTCGCCACCATGTCCATCACCAGCCGCCGCGTTGCCGACATCTCAGCCTCCTTTGTAGGGAGGCCAGAATAGTTGCGGGCGCGGGAGGACGTCAAGCGCTTGGGCGCGGTCCCGGCATCAAAGCCGCCGTAGCCGGTCATTGCTTCGTCTGGTCCCAGCCGGGCTTGAGCTGGTCGAGCGCGTCATGGACAGCCTTCGTCGTCAGCGATGTCTCGGCTGCCTCGTACCGACGGAATCGCTCCATCGCCAGTTGCTGCCTGCGCGCACGGGCTGCCAATCCCTCGATCATCAGGCCGCGCTGGTTCGCCTCCAATTCGGTCATGCCGCCTGGAAGGCCGGTAAGCCTGCCGATTTGCGGCTGCAGCATCTTCGCCGCCTTCGCATCGCCGCACTCGATGATGTCGAAGTCCAGCATCTCCTCGTGCGTCATCCCGCAGGCCCGGCACTGGCCGGTATCGTCGTCAGGCGTATGGGAAGGGTGACGCGGCATGTGCAGCACTCGCTATCATGTGGCGGCGGTGGTTCTCAGGCTCGAAGCTGCGGCGGATTGCGGCCGCCAGTTCCTCGATCGCGGCCAGCGTGATCGGACTGGCCGTGAACGTGCCAGCCGGGACAGAGGCAACCATCGGAGGAAAGGACGGTGCTGTGCACTGGACCGTGGCGTACGCGCCCGGCGTCCCCAGCATGGGCCGCACCGCAGTGGACGCCAGCAGGCCGGCCAGGAAGGCGCGGCGGTTCATCCCTTCGCCCTCTGCATCTGCCGCAGCCGCCGCGCCACCTCGCGCGCGCCGTTCGGCTTGAACTGGCGAGGGCCGCTGCCGTCGCGCGCACGCAGGATGCTCGGGCGCTGCGGCTGTGGCATCACCTCGGCAATTCGCGGCATGAACCTCATCGCGGACAGCGCCGCATGGAGTCCCAGGCTGGCGAGCGGCCCGATATGGCTGGCGACGGCATCGATGACGGCGACGCGCCGCCCGAAATCGGTGTCATCGCCGGCAGGCTCGGCACAGTCGATGACCACGACATCAGGCTGGCTCCCCCTGATCTCGTCCGCCCGCGCGAGTGCCTCGTCGGCACCCGACACCACCAGCGCCCGCTCGCCGCTCACGGGTCGTCCCCAGGCTTGCGGCCATCCGCCTCGGCGACCGCAGCGGGTTCCGGTATCTGCGGCTCGATGCCCGGCGCGAACGATGCGGCTTGAACGGGCTGGAGAGGGTCGTAGACCGGACCTCCGAAGCCGCGAACTTGTGCTGGCCCCCCAGACCTCGCGAGCGCAGCCGCAACGGCTCGGTGCATCCGCGCCTGCATCACCGGGTGCTCCCAGCACACCATCTTGTCGTGCACCGGCTTGAACCCGACCTGCGGCACGTTCACCAGCCCGCCAACCGTCTGCTTCACCGTCATGTTCATCTCAGGCGGCCAGCGCGTGCACACCAAAACGCCCTGCGACCCCACCATGTCCTTGCTGCCGCACGGGCAGTTCGCGCACGTCGGCCGCTCCTGCGAACCACCGCCGCCCGTCTTCAGCGGCCGGAACGCCTCCACCAGGCCAGTGTCGGGTACGTCGGTCATGGCGCGGCTCCTTCCTCGACGGTTGGCACGTCTTCCCACTCGACCGAGCCAACCGGGTGCGCCGGGTCGTTCGACTGGATCACCAGCCGGCCCATCTGGAGAATAAGGACCTCGCGGACGAGAACGACATCCACGGCCATGCCGTTGGCCCTCCCGTATTCCTTCCGCGGCACCCATCGCACCAGCGGCGGCGGACTGACGGTGTAACCCGGGACGATCACCAGCGCTTCGGCCATCACTCTCTCCCCTCGGTTGGCGCCGCCTCGGCCAGCAGCACGACGATCATCGCCCGCCACGCGCCAGACGAGCGATGGGACATGCGGCCATCCCATTCGCGGTTGGACGCCTCAATCATCGCCTCGCTCGGCTCCCGCAGCGCGGCAATCGCGGCGCGGGCTTGGTGCAGGCGGTAGTACTTCTCGCTGTAGTCCTGCGCATGGTCGTCGAACGCAAAGCCGCCAATGACAACAATCTCGTCCTCACCAGCGGTCCCATAGCGGCAGACCTCGTGCTCGCAGCCGTGACGCCCGTTCTTGTTCCTGCGGACAAACGGCCGCGACACATGGGCGATCGCCCGCGCGACCTCCTCCAGCTTCGTCATGGGCGCGGCCTCACCCAGCCGTTGCGGTCAAAGTCCTCGCTCCATCCCGCGATATCGGGCGGCTCCACCGTTCCGTCTTGAACGTCAGCCGTCGGCACGAAGCCATCGGCAAGCAGTTTCCGACGCCGGCGCGCGATCACCTCCCGCATCGTAGGCTCGACATCGGCCGGAAACTCCCGCACCAGCGGGTTGCGCGGCTCGACCGGCACGACGACGTCACCCAGGTGCAACGGCGGCCGGCGCGCGGGTCGCTCAGGCGGCAGCAAGGTGACGACATCGCCGCGCGCCACCTCGGCAACGGCGTTGACCGCATCCACCGCGGCCGCGAGAAACTCGGTCCGATCAACCGGCCGCACCAGGCAAGCCTTCCCGTCCGGATCCACCAAGCCGGCGCACGCGACCGCAACCGCCTCGGCCAGGACCGCAGCCACGGAGTAGGGCAGGCGGAGGATCATCGCGGCGCGCTCCCGTTCTTGCCGACGAAACCGGGCCGAATGTTCTCGGGCTGCCGGTAGAGCGGCACACCGTGCGCATCAACGAGGCCAGTCGCGACCGGCGCCTTGTCGGTCTCGTGCACCACGATCGTCGGCAGCGTTTCCGGCGTATGCGTGTCCGATACCCAGGCGGCTGGCGGCTTGGCGAGGGCGATGTAGCGGGTCACAGCCGCAATGCCTCGTCATCCGGTGCGCCGGCCGCCAGCCAGCACAACCGCTGCCACACGTTCCGCTTGCTCGGCTGCTCGACCACGGTGAGGGTGACGTTGTGCCCGGTCACGAAGAACACGAGGAAGCCCCACACGATCGCCGGCGAGATCAGAACCGCCATCGCCACGCGCCGCCAGCCGGTGAACGGGTAGAGCATCGTGGCATCATCCTCCATGGCCAGCCGCAGGATTGGCTGGCCCCTTGGTGTCAGGTTGCGATCAGACCAGCGACTCGATCTCGGCCAGCAGCGAGTGCGTCGCGCTCTGCAGCTTGGCCAGCGTGTGCTGGTGCGACTGGAGCGTGATGGCTATCGGTGCGCCGGCGTTGATGCCGCGGTCGTCGGCCACCGGTTGCGGACCCGGCGTGCGGAGTTGCCCGAGGATGACGGAAAGACGGTCGTTGACCTGCCGCTGCTCGGCCACCGCGCTGGCGGCGTTCGCCAGAAGCTCGGGCTCGGCACGGTTGGCGGTTCCAGCTTGTGCGTAGCTCATCGTGGTGCGTCTCCTGTGGCTGGCCGCCATCCGGGCCGATCCCCGTGGCTACAGCCGCCACCGCCGGCAACGATACGCTCGTGTCATGGTGCAGCGCAAGCGGGTCGGCGCCGGCAGATTCAGCAGTCGTTAGCCGCCGGGCTAAATTTAGCCTCGCCCAGCCAGCCACGACCGCCGGAGCGCTTCTTCCCGCGCCTTCGCCTCGAGCAGCCGCGCGCACTGCGCCGTGATCAGGTTGAACGTGTCATCGAGCCGCCGCCCAAGGTCCGCGGTGCTGGTCGCCTGGTCGGACACGATACCCGCAAGGCACCACGCCAGCGCCGTTCCGAGGATGACCTGGTCCTGGCCGCTGCGGCCGCACGTCGCCATGAGATCGATCACGATGGCCTTGACGCGCTCACCTTCGTCGCCGACCGCCTCGCCCATGGTGCTGCCCTTTCCCGGCCGACCGTTGCGGGCGCAGAATACGGCGATGTGGCGGCAATGAGCAAGCGGTCGATAAACCGGCAAATTTGCCGCTCGGCCGGCTTCCCAACGCAATCGGGCCGCCCTTCTTGACAAGGACGGCCCGGCTGGCTTGCTCACGACACCCGCAGGCTGGCGCTACTCGATAGGCTCAATGTTGCGGAACAGATAGGGCCTCGGGGTTGGGCCGGTCCGCCTGGAGCGTGGCGCCGGAACGCTGGCACCGCCCTCGCCGGCGGTCAAGCCGGTTGACGAAGTCGGCTGCCGATGCGACGGTCGATACAGTTCCGCCGGATGGCGTCTCCGGAGAGGTACGCTGCGATGCCCGAGCTTTCCCCCGAATACATCGCCTACATGCAGTCCCGCGCGTGGCTCGACCGCCGGGCTGCCGCGCTCCGCGATCCCAAGGCAGCATGCTGGTGCTGCGGCGTCATGGCCGGCATTCGACCGCTCGACCTTCATCATTTGACGTACGAGCGGCTTGGCCGAGAATTGCCGCGCGACCTCGTGCTGGTATGCCGACCATGCCACGACACCATCCACGAGCGCCGGGACAAGCACGACTCGATCCTCGCGGCAACCCGCTACGTCCGCGAGATGCAGAAGGCCGCCAGGGAACGCGAGTGCAAGCCGTTCGCGCCCACGCCGCCAATTGAATCAAGGCCGGACGACCGCCCACAGGTTCAGCCAGTCCTTCCGCCGCCCGTGCGCTGGGTTGGCGGCACGCTGTCGAGGTTCGAGCTTGCCGTGATCGGGGAGCGCAACAAGCGCATCAAGAACGGGCCGCGCGGCGCCCCCTCGCAGCGCCTGCCGCCACCGACCGACCCCCGCAAATGGACACAGGGCAAATATAAGGGCCGGCCGAAGGGCGAGCGGAAAAAGCGCCGGGAACATCAAGCGGATCAACCGAAATCCGGTTAACCAGACCAATTCCTAACGCAAACATGGTGATTCGATCAGTCCATTCCGGTTCGGTGGACACTTCCGCCGAAATTGAGACGCAACGATTTTCTCGCAAAATGCGAGAACGCTGTTGCTATCAGCAAAGCGGCCGATGGCTTGACAGGGCGCGACTCGAAGGCGTGCGCTCTCGCGCGCATACCCTTCCGGTCACACCGAGGCCGACCCGCCATCCCGCCGCAGCAGGTGCTGGGCCATGGCGAAGCTGACGACCATCCGCCCATAGCTGCCGCTGAACATGTAGCCCACCGCCGGCGCACCGTTGCCGACCCTCGGAACCGAGCCGCCGCGCGAGTACTCGTGCCGCACATTGGCGCCGAGGTTGCCCGATGCAGCGACATCGCGCCGATACAGGTGCGCCAGTTCGCGGCTCAGGCGCTGACTCTCCGCATTCTGCCGCTGGTCGAACGCCTCGATTTGCTCGCGGTGACCGGCGCCAGGTGCGCGCTCGACCGGGAGCGGCGCCGAGTCGTCGGCCACGGTCGGAACCGGCCGGACGAGGTTGCGGAGGCGCCGCGGGATTGCCGCTCTACGTGCCAGCATCGCCGGACTCGGGCGGATCCGCAGGCACCGGGATCGCGTTCTCGACCGTCAGCGGCTCGGGGACGGCGAGGGCCTGCAGCATGGCGATCACCTGGGCGCGCATCTCGGAACGGCGAGCGGCGGCCTCCGGGTCGGCGCCGGTGTTTGGGTCGACCTCCTTCACGCGGCCCCAGGCACGCTCCAGCACTTCCTTGGCGGCGACGAGCGCGACCTTCGGATTGCGGTGGTCGATGAGCTTGATGAGCTTCGCCATCGCGTGCTGACTGTTGTCGCGGGCGAGCTCGAGGACGGCCCGGTAATCTGTCCTCGCGGCGCTCAGATTGCCGCTCTGGCCCGGCTGCCAGGGCTTGAGCGCGCCTCGGCCATGCGACGGCCTGCGATACCCGTCCGGAAGCGCTGCATCGCTCGCTGGAGTAGCGTCTGCCATGCGGCTTGGTATCCGATTGCGGTGGTGGAGCGCAACGGCGGCGGTTTTGCGGTGGTGCTGAAGCCGCGGTTGAAGGCGGCTGCCGCGGTTGCAAGTCGCTGGAATTACTGCGGATTCCCGAGGTGCTGCGGTGGTGCTGAAATCGGGCCGCGGATAGTTGTTGCGCGCGGCCACTGATAGGGTGTAGGCTTCGGATTGTCGTTTTGGGCGATTGTGCCCGCTCTTGAGAGGAGATCGACAGATGGCGAAAACCCGCTTTTTCATGGCGACTGACGGGAAGATCACGGTCTTCCGTGCGTCCCCGACGCGCGTGTATCTGTCCGGCGCGCTGACGAATATCGGCATCAACTTCAGCGCGAAGCCGGCGGCGCAGTCCGGTCTGTGGCCGGCGAAGGAGATCGGCGCGAAGGCGTACAAGCTGCTGGTGGCCGAGAAGATGGCCCGCTGCAAGCGCGAGAACGTCCGCGACGATGCGCCGTCGAATTCGTGGGTGCGGAACGCCGAGGTTGGGCCGACGGACGCGGAGATTGACGCCTACATCGCGCGCGTGGCGGCGCAGGACGCGGCCGAGGGAGTCGAGTGATGGCCGCCGCTGCGGTTGCGGTGAACGTCCGGCGGCTTGCGCTGGACCTTCACACCGACATCGTGAACCTCGAGGGCTACGCGGGCCAGCCGGCGCTTGTTGCGGCGCTGTTGGAGACTGCGGAGAACAAGGTTGCGATCATCATGGAGCACTTGGCGGCGGTGCGGTCGGGCGCGGGCCTGACTGGCGGCGGCGTGGTGCTGCACATGGTTCGGGAGGGCTGAGCGATGCGCACCAACATGTTCGACAAGACCGCGCTCCGGATGAGCCAGGAGATTAACGCGGCCCGGTTCGGCGTGACCGCGCTCAAGACCGCGTACGGCGGGATTGTGTACGCTCGCGCCGACGACATCGCGAGCGGCTGCCTCCTGATCGCGCTGACCGACAAAGCCGGCCGGTATCGGCACGACACCAATGGCAACCGCATTCGCGCTGCTCGCGGCTACGTGCTGGACGAGGAGCCGCAACGCCGCGTCGTGGCGTGGTTCGAGACCTTCCCCGATGGCAGCCGGCGCCGAGGCTACTGGTACGCCGACGACATGGTCGGCGGGTTCCCGCGTCACGCCAGCGTGGAGGCGTGACATGGCCCACGATCAGACGGTTGCGCGAACGATCCTCGAGCAACTTGGCGGTCGGCGGTTCATCGCGATGACTGGTGCGTCGTCGCTGACCAGCGGGCCGAGCGACCTGAGTTTCCGGTTGCCGACCCGGCTGGCGGGCGGGATCGGCGGAATGCGGATCATCCTGACGGACATGGACGACTACCGGATTGAGACGGTGCGGCTGAAGGGCTCGATCGCGAAGGGCAACATCGAGTACGACCGGCGCGTGGAGGCCGAAGGCGTCTACTGCGACAACCTGCGGGAGGCTTTCACCCGCATCACGGGGCTGGCGACCAGCCTGGGGAGCAGGGACCGATGAGCGCGAAGCTGAACGCCCGCGAGCAATTGGTGGCCGCTGCCGAATGGCTCGGCTACCAGCACGAGGACCTGTCTTTCGGCCTGAAATCGCCGGAGGACGGTCTGAAGCTCTGGCGCTACTGGATGGCGCGGCCGGCCGAATTGCCCGAATTCTGCGATCAGGCCGATGACGAGGACCAGACGTTGTGCATGAAGCACGTCAAGAAGGCGCTGGGCTACGACCCGTGGCGGCGTGCGCTCGCGGAGGACGCCCCATGAGCGGGCAACAGCCCGGAAATTCCGGGCAGGTCGAGTCGCGCCTGTTCATCGGCGTGTTCCCGGCCGGCATCAGCTACGCCGACCGGACGGTGGAGCGGCACGGCGACTACAAGCGGCTGGCGTTCCTGTCCTACGCCACGCTGCGGCTGGTGATCGAGACCGACTGCCCGAAGGGGCTGCGGCCGGCGATCGTGGCGCACGCGGCGACGCTGCAGGCGCGGAAGGGCGAGCAGTTCGAGGTTTCGACCTGCGGGCAGACGGTGTTGCTGGGGGAGCGGGTGCGATGAGGCGCTTTCGCATCCGCCGCTGCGGCGGCAACCGGTCCGCATGGCTCCTCGTCATGCTGGCCGCCGACGGGTCGGAGTACGACTGCTTCGGCTGCTACACGACCTCGTATTCGCTCGACCTGCTGCTGAAGCACGCCGGCAGCCTCGCGCCGAAGCCGGGCGAAACCGTGGAGTTGGTGCCGTGACCGTCATCACCAAGAGCCTTGTCGGGTCGCAGCCCGGCTGGATCACGAACAGCCCGGAGGCCGCTCGCGCGCTGCGGGCGGCCGATGCCGCCTACGACCGCGCCCTGGCCGCTGCTGCGGGCCTGCGGCTGGCGGAGAAGGTTGAGGCGATACGGGCGGCTCGGGCGGCTCGCGATGCCACCTACCGCGCCGTCATGGAGCGCGAGTGATGGATCAGGCGATGAACCTCTACGCGGCGGACGGCCTGTGCCACAACGCGGAGGCCGGCACCTACGGGCACGAGTGCGGCAAGGCCGCCGTGTGGCTCGGCGAGACGCGCGGCGGGTTCCGGATGGGCTTCTGCGACGACTGCCGTCAGCACGGGCTGGAGGCGCGGGATGTGGTTGAGTGGGTGCCGCATCCGCGGCTGGCGGCGGCGGTGCGGCCATGACCGCCCGCTCGGCCAGGCGGGAAATCCGCAGCCCCGTCGTAGGACTGCCGGCGATGGCCGCGCTCGAGGCGCTGCCGCGTGACGCCAAGCTGGCACTGCGGGCGGTGCTCGGCGACATCGCGGCCGACGCCGCGGCGCGGGCGGAGAAGTGCTGGCGGCAGAGCAAGGGCCCGATGGCTGCCTATTGGAAGGCCGTGAGCGTTTACGCGAAGCACCGGGCTGCGCTGCGATGACCCCCGAGGAATTCCGCATCCGGCTGGCCGGGCTCGGCTACTCGCTGCACGGGTTCGCCCGCTACGTCGAGGCCGATGAGCGCTCGGTGCGACGATGGGCAGACGGCGAGCAGGACATCCCCCGCTGGGTGCCGGTGATGCTTGCGCTTCTTGAGGCCGCGCCCCTGCGGCCGCGGTCGACGCCGCCCGATCCCGCGACCCGCATGCCACGGTTCCCGCGGCGGACGATTGGCCCCAACCTGGAGGACGATCCCGCATGAGTATCGAGGCGGAAGTCGGGCGGCTCGGCTACCTGGCCGCGCAACCCGAGATCGACGCTGCCTACGAGGCGATCGCCTGCGCGATCGTCGGGCGCGATGCGTCAACGGCCATCATCGCCCTGGTGCGGGCGCTTGCGGCATCAATCACCATAATTCCCGAGGGCGCGGACGAGCGCTCGATCGAAACCGTGACGGCCATGCTCCGCAGCAACGTCACCGCTTTCCGGAGGATCGACCAATCATGACCGAGTTCCTGCGCCTGCTGCTGCCCGCGCTGGTGGGCATCGTGCCGATTGCGCTGATGGCGATCGCCGACGCGCGCCGGCTGCGAAAGGCCGGCCTGCTGCCGAGGCGGCGCTGATGGAAGAGAACCACCCGCAGGACGACGGGCGGCGCTGGGGGTACATGACGCCGGAAGTTTCGTCGGGCGCCAGACGCTGGCCGTCGGTATGGGTCGAGCTTCCGAAGCTGCCGCTGCTGCGCGCTGGCTTGGGGCCGCCGCCGTTCACCGTGACGCTGCCAAGCGGCTCTCAGCGTGAGATCGTGCACGACCCGGCGGAACCCCGCTGATGGCTCGCGACAAGTTCGTCCGGGTCAACCGGACCGAGACCGCCGCGCTCGATGTCGTGCTGACGCGCATCTGCGCCGGCAACGACCACGCCCAAGCCGCTGTCCTGCAGGGCTTCCTCGGCCGCCTGCGCAGGGTGTGGCTGCAACCGCCGCGGCGGCAGCGGGTCAGTCAGTCTGGGATTTCCTCAGGATCGGGCAGCAATTCGGCCTGCGCATCGCCGGCGCGCTGACGGCGCTGCGCTTTCTCGTCCAGCTCATCGGCAAGAGCGGCGCTCGAATAGCGGCCGGTCCGATCGTCCGGCACGAGGCTGGCCATCGCGCCGCGGTTGGCCCAGCGCCGGAAACGGGACTTCCGGACGTGCAACTCAGAGAGCGTCCCCTTCTCTGGCGTGTGGAGCACCAAGCCAAGGTCGGCCTTGTTGTTCCACGCGGCGCCGCCGTTGATGTCGTACATCGATGGCGCCTCCAGCTTCGCCCCTGGCCGCGGCGCCTGTGGCTTTGCCGGATGCACCACCACCCACACATTGACGCCGTGCCGCAGCGCGAAGGCCTTGCAGCGCTGAAGGCCGCGGTTGATGTATTCCGCCTCGGTCAGATTGCCGCGGCTGTGCTCGATCTCGTTCCAGGGATCGATTTGTAGGTCGGTGACGCCGGTGCGCAGCACTTCGGCCTGCGCGCATTCCAATATCCAGTCGAGCGTCGGCGCCACATCCTCGGAATCGGTGACCAGCATCACCAGGCGGTCGCGCAACCATGCGGCGGCGGCCAGCACTTCCTCGCGCGTGAATCCCGGGTAACCGTCGCCTGGATGGTATGGCTTGCCAGCCCAGGTCTCGGCGAACATGGCCGCAAACTGGTTCCACGGCTGCATCTCCGGCGAGAAGATCAGCCACTTCCGGCCGTGCTCCATCATCGTGTGAACAGCGACGTGCTTGAGCCAGCGGCTCTTGTGGGCACCGGGGTAGCCGGTGACGATGATGAGTTTGCCCTCGGTCGGCAGGCGCAGAACGCGGTCGCCAGCGATCGTGCCGGTCGTCATCGTCGGCGGCAGCGTGCGGTAGCGCGCGTCGAGCATCGTCTCGTCGTCGATGTGCCGGATGCCAGCGATCGGATACGGCGTGGCCGCCTCGATCGCGGCCTGCACAGCCCGCGCTCCCTTGGCGCGCAGCACGTCGCCTGCGTCCTTGCAGCCTTCAGGCCACTCGACCAACCAGCAACGGTGCCGCCCCAGCCGACGCGCCAATTCCTCGCGCAGGATAATGCCAGGCCCGTCGTTGTCGCCGGCGAGGATGAATTTCTTGACCTTGTTCAGCGTCTCGGCGTGCGTGCGCAGCGCGAGAAACCGCCTGTCGTCCTCGCGCCGAGGGTCGTCCTCGTCCCGGAGTTCGGCCGGTGCGCCGTTCGCTAGGCTGACCGTTTGGGGATACCCCGCCTCGTGCAGGGCCATCACGTCGGCCTCACCCTCGACCCACACGATCACGTCGGGCTCGGTCACGGCGTCGATGTTGAACAGCGATGGCAGCGGATTTTTCTCCTGCACGAACTGCTTGTCGAACGACCGGTATTTGCGGTTCACCACCTTCCCGGCAACCGTGTAAGGGAAGGCGAGCGCCGATTGTTCCCCACCGTTCGGAAACCACCTCGTCGTGGTGAAGATCCCGAAGGCGTTGACGGTGTCGGCGCTAATGCCGCGCTCCTCCCACCAGTAATACATCTCTGCCGGCCGGCGTTGCGCCGTCGGGTCGATCTCCGCTGGCGGCTCGATGACGTCGGCCTTCCGCGGCGGCGGTCGTGCGGCCCTCCTCGCGCCCGCCAGGCGCTCGCCGTCCTGCCATCCACAGTTCGCCCGGTGGCATATCCACGTCGCCCCCATGCCGTCGGCGTCGATCGTGATCGCCATGCACTGTTCGCGCGTTTTCCCGCCGCCACACCGCGGGCATTTGATCCGCTGCGTGTGCCCCGGAGCGTACGACTTCGGGAAGATTCCGTGCTCGGCCAGCAGCCCCGGGAGGTCGGTCTCGGCGGTCATTGCCGCACCCCTGGCGTGCAATCGTCTGGAAAGTCTGCCCACCGTCCCATCTCGGCCTCCATGTAGCCGCGGTACTCTGGCGTTCCTGGCCGCGGCTCGGGCAGTTTCAGGATGGCGGCCGGTTCGTTCGGCTTGAAATATCTGGGGTCGGCGTACTGCGTTGGGCTGCCGTTGAGCGGCAGCAGTGGCGCGGCCTGCTTCGGCTCGAAGATGCCGGTCCAGCCATTTTCGATGCTGGTGTTAAGCGCGGTTGCCGGGTCATGACCTTTCTGCCGCCATTCGGAAAGATGCTTGAGGATCAGCCGGATCGCATCGTCGGTCAGCCGCTTGCGCAGGTTTTTCCGGTGGGCAACAAAGGACTGCCACGCATCGTTTGGCCACCAGTCAGGGAACGCCACCCCCCCGCTTGCGGGGGGTTGGGGGGTTCTTTCTTTTTGTCCCTGTCCCTGTCCCTGTCCCTGTCTAACGTGTTTCGTGCTCGTTTCATGGGGCGTTTCATGGGGCGTTTCACCGCCGTTATTCCGCCGTTCGCGCCAGCGTTTCAATCTATCAGAGTCGGCGTTTCGGTCGTCGGCTCTGCGGCGTTTCATCTTCCATGCGCGAAGTGCGTCCTCGCACAACGTTCGGTGATACCAGCGCCCATCGGAGCATAGGACGAACCCACGCATGACGGTATGCCAGTGGCGGTTCACCAGCGATTCCTTGGTCATGCCAGCGAACGAGGCGATGACACGCTTGTCCGCCGGCAAGCTGCCAGCCGGAACCTGTTTCCAAGCTCGGCACCAAAGGGCTACCGCCGACTTGAACTCCTCGCCCGTGGACAGCGCCCACAGTTCTGAAGCCAACAGCCTTTCGACGTTCAACATAAAGCCGTCGAGGTCGCGAAGGTCGCAGTCTGGCGGCGTCAGCGGCTCGGGAAGCTGCGCCGCTTCGCCCACCGTCAGCGCCCCCGGCGAGGCTGATATCTTCCGGGCCGCGGTTCCGGCATGAACGCGACCTCCGTGATCTGCCGGTGCGCGCTGGCCGTCGACTCGGCCTCGTCGCGGATATCCCGTTCGTCGGGGCCGGTGCGCAGCCACGCATGCCACGAGCGCAGGAACGCGCGGCGCATGGACTGCATCTCGAGGTATTCGGCCGGGAACGTGTCGGCAACGGGCTTGCGTTCCGGGAAAATGGTGGCTAAATCCAAGGCTGGCATCGCGACTTCCTTTCGCGGTTGCAGCGCGGGCGGCATCCCAATGATCCGTCCGGTGTATCCCCCGGGCTCGAACCCGGTCCTATCAGCCGGCCCTCGCAATCCCCCGCGAGGGTCGTGCTGTTTCAGGTGGTTGCGGGACTCGGATTTGAACGTCCGTCCTACCCAGAAACAGCATTCCTATGCTGCCACGTCGTCCCGCACGCTCGCGAGCAGAATATCTGGCCGGTCTTGTTCCGGCCTGCTCGCAGTCGCGCCACGTGTGGCTTCAACGAAAACCCCCTCCCGCACTCCGGGCAGACGACCAGGACCGGCGGCGGGGCTGCTTTCTGTCGATGATGCCGCGCGTGCTCGCTGGCCGTCTTGAGTTCGAGGTTGCCCGGCGTGTCGTTGCGCTTGTCCTCATCGACGTGGTGGGAGTGCTCGCCTGGGAGCAGTAGGCGCCCGAGTTTGTTTTCGAGGAGAACAATGTGCAGCGGGTAAAGGCCCTTGGCATTTCGCCTGGGATGCGGTGGGGCGGTGCGGCAGTAGCGATAACCGCCGCCTTTGCATGTCGAAAGGATAGTGAACATCCGTCCATTGTACGCGCCCCGTTATGAGCCGTCAACGCACGCGAGCTACCGGGCTGCTCCACCCCGCATCACCTTCACAGCACCGTCATGCTGCGCCATCGCGCCGAGGCTAGTCAAGACGGTCGCGAGGCCGTTGCGCACCAGTCACCATCTGGCGGGGTCGGAATGGTGCGGCACGTACGTCCTGGCGCCGATCGGCCTCGCCGGCGGCAGGCGGACCACCGGCACGCGCCAGCGACGGGGACGTGGTGCAGGCGGCTTCGGTGTGCCGACCGGCGCCGCCGGGGACTCTACCGACATGGACGCCACAGGCTCGGGCGGGAAGTCCGGTGCAACGACATGCCCGTCGCCCATCGGCGCCCCCAGCGCCTTCGCCAGGATCGCCGCGGCCCGGTCCCGCGCCTGCATCTCGTGGATGCCGGCAGGCCGGTGCTCGATGCGGACATCGGCCTTCCCCTCGTCGGTCATCTTCGTCAACATCACGCGCTCGAGCGCGTCGAGCGCCCAGGCCCAGGGCGCATCCTTGTTGCGGCGTTGCGCCACAACGGTCCAATCGCCGGTCAGTTTCATGGCCTCACCTCTCCCTTGGTTGCGCCCGCTCGCCGGCGCCGCGCTTCAGTTCGAATGGCACCAGGCCGAGCTTCTGCCGTCGGGCGTTCACCTCGGGCAGATTGTCGCCGCGGAACTCGATCCCACGCGCCGCCGCCCAATGCTCGATCTGCTGGAAGTCGGCCGGCAGCAGCGAGCCGTTCAGTGCTGCTGCGGCTGGTTTCCCGTGCGTATGGCTGCCCTTCGGCACCAGCGGCCGGCGCAGACCGAGCTCATTCGCCCAGGTGTAGAGCCACGTCCGCTCGACCTTACCGCCGTCGAGCGCGTTCACGGCGTCGTCGACCTCGGCCATTCCCTCGGCGGTCGGATACAGGCGCCGCATGACGGCCTCGCGCTCCTTGGTGCGCCAAGCGGCGGGCGGCGGCTCAGCGGCGGGTGGTTTTGCGCGTTGCCTCTCCCATTGTCGCTCAGCGCCGGCTTTGCCAGCGAAGGCCGCGAATCCCTCCGGGCGCCGCAATCCGAGCGCGTTGGCGCGGTTTGAGATCAGGTGCGCTGGCCCAGCGTCGCCTGGCAGCCCACGGAGCGCCGCCTCAACGTCACCAAGCAGGGTGAGGGTTGGCCAGCGGTCCCGCAGCACGTCGTCGCGCGCCGACGTCCATTCCCATCGCTCGGCGGCCACGGTGGACGACTTTTCTTGCTCGGCCGGATTTTCGTCCACCCGCGCGGGCGACGGCGCGGAAATCCGCGGTCCTGCGGCGGCGCCGACTGGCCCAATTTCCGCAGGGACCGCCAGCGGTTCCAGGGCAGTAACCAGTTGTCCAGCGCCATCGGACAACTGCACGGCCGCTTTCCGATGCTTGTTTGCCAGCAGGATCAGCCGCAGCATGGCCTTGCAATCGGAATCCGATAACTTGCCGACGCCGATTTCCTCCAAGAGCATCAGCATCGTATCGATGTAGACCGTCCAGCCGCGCTCGGTGTCCTCGAAACGGTCGGTCATCCGGTAGCGCCTCCGCTCAGCTTCCGCCCGAGATCGTCGCACAGCGCGTCGAATGCCTCGCGGTGGCGCCGCGGCACCACGCCGGTCTTGCCCCAGCGGGCGATCGCCTGGGCGCCGAAGCCCATGCCGCGCGCCACTGCCGCGACGCCGCCCGCGAAGGCGATCTGTTTCTCGACGGCGTTGCGGGGGCCTGGCCGTGGACCGGTCGGCGCCCGCATGCCGTGGCCGATGAAGACGATCCGCTTGCCGTCGGCCGCGCGCGACCAGCAAAGTCCGCAGGTCGAGCAGCACTGCGTCAGCGACGCGCCGTCGGGCCCGTGCATCGAGACCGGGCAGACCAAACCCTCCGGGACGTTCGACCCCTCGGGCTGCCGCCAGATCGTCGTGGCCTGCAGCGGCCCCGGCGAGATCTCGGGAGCGACGCTGCACCGGACGCGCCACCGATCCGGCCACGTCGCGTTGGCGCCGAGCACCAGGTCGCCGATCGGCGTCCCGGGCTGGTGGGCGGTGTAGCCCCAGACCCGGAGTTTCCGATACGCCGCCATCCAGAGGAACCATGCCCGGACATACGGGACGGAGAAGAAATCCCCCAGGATGTGGAGTCTGATCGCGATGCCGGCCGGGTTCCTTGCCAACAGCGTCCGCAGTTCGAGGCTCAGCAGGTGGATCAGATGGCCATCGTCACGGTGCCGGCGGGCAAACGGAAGCGCATTGCCATAGCACTCGGACCAAACGGCGCAGGACTGCGGGCAGGTCGTGCGCTCCTCCAAGGTGAGGCAGAAAACCGGTAGGCCTGTCCACGGGCCTTTTTGAATACGCGCCCCGATCTTCGCCTGATTGAACCCAGAGGTGAGCAACCGCGGCGACTTCGCGGCATCCACTACCGATGACGGGAACAGCGTCCGATTTTCCACGATCGCTGGATGGCTGGCCGGCAGGGCCGCCTGGGCGCGATCGCCATGCGGGGGATGGTTGGCCGTCGTGCCGAACCGCGAAATGGTGCCCCCGGATGCCCGCGTCGCGTTTCCGAAGCGATAGTCGCGGCCGTGCGGCGTGCTCACGGCAACCAGTCCAGCCGCGTCTCACCCCGCTTGGTCGGGCGCGCGTGACGGCCGCCGACGGTGGTCATGGGAGTTCAAGCGCCGCTAACGCGCCCGTCAAATTCAAATCAGAGAACGTCCGCCGCTGGAGCTTTTCGCCGCGCTTGAAGCGCGCTGTGCCGGAGGGAAATAAATGTACGACGTGAGGAGCCACGCCGGTCACTGCGAGATATCCAATTTCTCGACTATCAAGGGCGACCAAAGCGAGCATGTCGATTATGGTTGCATCATACCTCTTGATCTTCGACGCCCGTCCGACGCGGTCGGGACGGTGGTTGCGCGAAGTAAGGAACTGGTATCGGACGGGGCTGGTAGACTTCCCCCGGCCCGAACGCCCGGTTTTTAAGCCGGAACCCTTCACTTGGATGCGGATGAGCCTGCCAGAGCAATCCATCACAACGTCATAATGCAGCCCCTCGGCGGCGACGAAGGCCCGGAACCCAGACAAGAGCAAATCTGCGCAGACCAAATGGACCGCAGCAGCCCCGGGTCCGTTCGTATCTTTGGTTTTCACGGCAGCCATTTTATAAGAGCGCTCCCCGAATGATGCCAGTCCCACACATACCAGGCGAAGTTGTGCCTCGGGCTGGCGCTGTGCTGCGCGAGGGCATCGAGCCATCGCGGGCGCTTCGTCAGCACCAGCTTCGCGGCAAACGACTCGCGCTCGAACAGGTCGCGCCTGCCTGCGGCGCAGTCGTATTCGTTCCGCAGCAGCATCGCAACCATGCCGGACGCCCGCGCCGTCAGGTCGAGCGCCTTGCGGATGAACGCCTCGGCGCGGTCGTAGGGCGGGTTGGTGACGATCGAGAAGGTCGCATCACCGGGCGAGCCGCAGGTGAGGAAATCCGTCTCGGCGGCGTTCTTGCAGCCGAGCGACGCGCCAGCGATGTCGCTGACCATCACCTCGTATCCCGCAGCGGTAAGCGCGTCGGCCATATCGCCGCGGCCGCAGGCGCATTCCCAGATCAGACCACGGAACTTGACCCGAGCCAGCAGCGCGCGCGTGACCCAGGGCTCGGTCCAGTAACGATCGCCTTCGACGCGCTGAAAGCCGCTCTCGCCGTGCATGGCGCTGCCCTTCGCCACGCGCGTGGCCGCCGCGCCGTCGCTCATACCGAAATCCTCCGCTGCCTGAACTCGCGGCTGTGATTGACGATCTCGTGGATGTCCCAAAGCGCCAGCACCGCCGGAACCTTCTGTTCGCGCGTCGGCCAGGACGCATCGACGAAATGCCGCTCACGGCTGCCGAACCCCAGCATGACGCCGACGTCCCCTTCGCCGGCGATGCCATCGAGATGCGCCCGCGGCCGGTAGCCCTCCCGTTCCCAGGCGCGCCGCAGCCGCAGCCGCGCGACCTGGTCGCGCTCCTTCGCCTCCTCCCGCTGCTGCTTGCGGTCGTCGGTCATGCCGCCGCCTGGCGCTGCTGCTGGCGGCGAAGCTGGCGATACATCCACCATCGACCGCGGCACCAGAAGACGCGGCCGCCCCCGACCTCAAAAACGTCCGGCGAGATGCCGCGGGTGAACCGGTCATGCCAGCCGATGCGGGTGTCGATCTGGTCCCATTGGAGGTAGCCGCTGCCATGCTGCGGCGCCCGGACATTGCCGCCCTGATCCTTCCACCAGCCGCCCCAGGGCCAGACGATATAGGGCGAATGGTAGAAGATCACGGTCTGGCTGTAGCAGCAGAAGGGCGCGGCCTTCGGGGGCGCCGGCGCCTTGGTGTGCAGCGGTTCCCAGATGTCGATCAGCCACTCTCGGCCATCATGGTGCCGCGAGAGAACGTCCCCGATGTCCGGCGCGCTGCGGTCGAGGACCGACCAGCCGAAATAATGCCAGGTCAGCAACCCGGGCGCGCCGTCCGGCATCGGGGCATGGTTGCCGCGCGTGCGGCGAACGTCCGTCACGGCGCACGCCGCCGGAACACCGTAATGCCGCGGAAACGATGGTTGGTCGATTTCCACATCCCGATTGTGGCCTCGATGTCAAAGGCGTCCTTGCGATACATCGGGAGCACCTGATCGAGCCAGACAACGTGCGTGTCCGGCTGCACCCGCTGGAGCGCCCGCAAGACGAGGTTCCGCTTGACCATCGTGGTCTGATACCGCTCGGCGTCCTCCACCGAGTAGGGCGGGTCGGCCAGGATCAGGTCATAGGTCGCCAGAGGCACGCGCTCGAGCGTCTGGGCGTCATCGACGAAGGTCGGCGACAGGTCCGCGTTGATGTCCACCGTGTCCCCCGGCATCGCCGTCAGGTCGACCTTGCCGGAGAACAGGTGCAGGGCGTGGCGCTTGTCGGGGAACAGGGCGTGCACCCGGCGTAGATACGTGGCCGGATAGCCACCGTAGAGACCTGACCTCACGCGATAGTCGTTGCCCATGATCCAGGTCCCGACCACGCGGCCGTCGCCAGCGATGAACAGGCTGCCGGGAAACCCGGTAACGCGGTTGTAGTGGTCGATCCGGTCCTGCCACGTCATCGGCTCTGATCGCTCCACCGTCCCGCCCTCAATACGGCAGCGCCGCGCGACTGGACCGCGCCGCGAGTTGCCGGCGCACGTGCGCGCACAGCACGATCGCATCGGCAACGTCGTCGCTCTCGGGCTCGAAGCCGTGTTCCTCGCACCACCGCAGCGCCGCGATCTTGGCGGCCGCCGTCCCGCTACCCTTGATGATCTTCCCGGCTGCATCGCGCTGGCCGAACGACCCGCGCCCAAGGATGGCCTTCCGCGCCGACGCCTCGTGCTCAGGCATCGGCTGGATGCCGTAGTCGTGGCAGACGAGGTGCGCCACCGCAGCGACGCCCAGCAGCGCCTCAGCGGCCGTTTGCGCGTCCCGGTGCATCGGGCGGCACCACGCCATCACCGCCGGATGGAACCTCTCCACGAGGTCGCACAAGCTGTTTCGGACCGCGGCGTAGAGGCGTGGCAGCGACGACATGCCGGGCAGCAGGATTAGGTCGTATTCTGGCCGTTCCTCAGGCCTGTCGACGCCGGCGAGGGACGCGCACCAGCCAAGGCGCCTGGTCGAACAGTCCACGCTCAAGATCGCAGTCACAGCGGCAACAAAAGCTGCCGGCCAGCGAACTCTCGCTCCTGCGCCTGCGCGCGCTCGGCCGCCTGCTCGTCGAGATATTTCTTGCGGACCGCGTAGTTCTCGCGGTGGATGGCCGCCATGACCGGGCACTCGAAGTCGCACATTTCGGACCCTGCCGCGCCGCATTGGCCATCTGGCCCCATGTGGCAGTCGAAATCGTCTTCATCGTCGCGGCCCTCCGTCCCGTAGTCGATCTCGTCGGGGTCGTAATCCACAGCTTGCCATATTCCGATTTCGTTGCTCACGGGGATGCCCGATAATATGTCCGCGCGCCGTCCGGCCCGTCGAACCGCACCAAGCCGGCATCGACGAGCTCGAGCAGCGCGTGCTGCACCGCGATGTGCGAGTAGTGGGTGATCAGCATGGCGATGCGCCACGGCGGCAATCCGGGCGGCTTGATAGGAACCCAATCCACAACCGCGATAGCAGCCTTCGACAACGGTTGGGTCATTGCGCGGCCGCAGCCGGCGCCGATGCCTGCCGTTCTCTCAACTGCGCGGCGAACTCGGCGATGGCGTCGTCAATCACCATGCTGTCGGTCACGTAATGGCCGCCGCCCTCGGAGCACCAGATGTCGTTGACCTTCTCGATGTCATCCTGCAGCTCGCGGAGCCGGTCGATCAGCACCCGAAGCTCCCAGGTCGAGAGCACCATCACCGCCGCCCGAGCAACGCCGCCACGCCGATCCCGCTGACCAGCGCGACGCCAGCCGACAGCGCCGCGAACGGCGGGTCGTGCGACAGCCAGAACAGGCCGCATGCGATCAGGCCGCCGTAGCAGCCGCACCACGCCAAGGGGAGCAACTCGGACGGCTGCGGCGGTTCGCGCATCGGTCAGGCCGCCTCACACGCCGACGGGAAAAGCGCCCAAGGAATTTCCTTCTCCGCCCGCGAGAGGAAGACCGACCAGCCGAGTTCCGTCAGCCTGTTCGAGTGCATGGACCGCTTGCCGATCTTCTTGGGCGTCGGCGCCACCAGGCCGTCGCGCACCAGCGGGCCGAGCACGTGCCCGCTGTAGTGGAAGGCGCATATCTTCGACGGGTATTTCGTCCGTGCCCGGTGCAGCGCGATCGCGAGCATCTCCGCGAACTGGTCGCGCGTCAGGGCGCGAGCGAGGCGACCAATCTCCACGCCTCGGTCGCCTGCCATCAGCTAGTCCGCCGCAGCAGCCTCAGCGGCACCCTTCTTCGCGCGCTTGGGCTTCGCCGGCGGCAGTTCGGGATTGGCGGCATCGGTCGCAGCGCCGTTGCCCTTGGCCGCACGCGGGCGGCGCTCGGTGCTGGCGACGGTTGCGGCCTTCCCATCGGCCATCACCTTGAGGTCGCGGTCGCAGTCGAGCCAGCCCTCGTCCCACTTTGCATATTCGCTGCTGCCAGCGACCTGCGGATTGTCCTGGCGCGCGCCGCCGGCCTTCCTGGTATTCCAGCCGTCCGAATGCACGACCGCGTCGCGATGCCCTTGCCGAATCTCTGGCGTGCCCTCGTCCCACAGCTCGGCCTGCTGCGCCGCCGGGTCGACGCCGGGCTCAAATAATTTTATTCCTTCCCATCCTGCGTACTTGATCAGTGCTTCCAGCCGCAGGATGCGCTCGTCCTCGTCGAGCTTGCCGAGTTTCCGCAGCATGGAAACCGCGTCCAAGTTCGCGCCGGCGTCCTTCAGCCGCTTCAGTTTCGCCCGGATGCGGCCGACGGCTTTGTTCTTCTCGATCTCGTCGGCGATGATCTCGCGCACGATCGAGCGGTATTCGTCAGCGCGGAGACCGTTGGTTCCAGCGTCGGCGGCGAGGTGTTCGGCCATGTGGTCCTCCAAATAGCCTCCAATTAGCGTCTGACTGGAGGACGGGTTGCGGTTAGGCTGCGGTCGCTTCGCCGTTCTTGCCGGCCTCGATCGCGGTGAGCAGTTCGGGCAGCGGGATGTTCGTCAGTCGGTGCATTTCCTGCACCTTATCGGCTGGAACAGTCTGCTTTCCCTGCGCCCATCTGGTGACGGTGCTGCGGGCGACGCCAAGACGGTCGGCAAGCCAGAAGCGCCGGACGCCGCGGTCGTCGAGAAGGTCGCCGAGGTTCATGGCGCGGAACGATGGCGCAAGCGGAGTTGCACGTCAAGCAATTCCTGTTGACGCAATTCCTGTTCCGTGCCTATCCTCCCGTCCATGACCCGCGAGGAAGCAGCCAAAGGCGTGGACGGCATTCGACCAGGATACTTTGTGACCCGGCTGGTGCGCGGCGGCCCTTTGGTCCCATTCCGGATCGTTGAGGCTGGCGGCATGTGGGTCCTGATCCTGGCCGGCGAACCGACCAGCGCCGAGGCGATCGACAACCCATTCAAGCTGCCTCGGCTGCACTGGCCTGCGCACGAGATCGCGGAGGCCCAATACGACGCCATGCTCAGCGCCGCCGCGGCCGCGAAGCCCGGCGAGCCGCTGGCCGATCCGACCGTCGCTGTTTCGTGGCGCAATTCGCCGCCACTCTACTGAAAGGACCGAACATGACCGAACGCAGGATGATCGTCTCGATCGGATACGGCTCTTATGCCGTCAGCTACGAGGATGCGGCGTGGCTGTTCCGGATTTCCGACCGGGCAATACGCGTGGAGAAGAAGGCCGGCGTCAACGTGCCGACCAAGGACCAGGACCCGATGGTCATCATCGCGATCCTCGACGACGTGGACCTGACGATTTCGGCCTCTGAGCCGGCCGACAAGGCGCAGCCGATCGATGTCGCGCGGGTTCCGGACGACGTGCCCTTCTGATGATGTCCTCCGAACGCCGCATTGCGCGCCGCGGCGGGAAGCCGGCGAAAGCCGAGCCGAAGCCCAAGGTCGTGCGGAACCGCTACGCCGGCGTCTGCGCATGCGGCGCCAAGGTGCCGCCCGGCGCTGGCATCGCGCACCTCGTCGGCACCACATGGGAAGTCGAGTGCGGGAAATGCTCGGGCGCCACCGAGGTCAAACCGATCACCGCCGCCGACCGCGAGCGCCTCAAGGCGCGGCTGGTGGAGACATACAAGGCGTCGAATAACTCGCCGCACTTCGCTCCGCTTGACGGCCGTTGCTTCCATTGCCGGGGCGATCTGATCGCGTTCCTCGGCGAGGAATACGGCAAGCGTCCGATCACAGGATGCCCAATGTGCAGCTACAGTTATTGCGAATAGGAGCCGACCATGTCCGCCCACGCCGAACCGATCGCGCCGACCGACGCGCACCTCGCCATCGCCTACGACGTGGTCTCGGAGAACATCCTCGGCGGCGACCTGCGGGAACAGATCGCCCGCGCCATCGCAGAGGCAGAGGCGCGCGGCCGCAGGCTCGGCCAGGGTGGAAATCAGCCGCCTGCCGAGTTGCTGCCCGAACGGCTGATCGACCCGGATGTGCTGCCGGACCTGCTGGCCAGGAATTACGAGGCGTTGATTGAGCGCGGCGATGAGCTGTCGGCTGCGATCAAGCGCTGGAAGGCACTCCATCTGGTGCCGAAGCCGGACGACTGGCCGGAGGGCAAGGCGTGGCCGGAGCGCTACGCCATCCCGTCCGACGAGGACAACGGCAAGACGAGCAACTTCGTTCGCCTGCTGACCAGCTACGCCGGCGGCAAGAGCGCGGCATCGGGCGAAGTGAACGAGGCCCGCGAGAAGGTGAAGGCGCCGATCATCGCAGCCGGCAAGGTGGTCGACGGCTGGTTCGGCACCCTGCGCGACGGCATCCGCGCCGACATGGCGATCATGGACCGGGCGCAGATCGAATACCTGCAGGACAAGGCCCGCAAAGAACAGCAGAAGCGTGACGCAGAGGCCGCCGCAGCGCTCGAGGAAGCCAACCGCCTGGCCGAAGCTGCGCGCTTGGCGAATGGCGCCGACGATATCACCGAGAAGGCCGTGATCGCCGAAGAAAAGGCCGAGGCCGCGGTGAAGGCCGCCGAGGCGCCGGCCACCGACATGACGCGCACGCGCACCGCCGAGGGCACGACCACCAGCCTCGGCGGCAAATGGATCTGGCGCCTGGCGGACATCAAGGCGCTCGCGAAGGCGGTGATAGCCGGCGACGTGCCGAGCATGTTCCTCACCACGAACGACAGCGTCATCGGCGCTGCGGTGCGGCCGGCGAACGGACTTCGCACCTGCCCTGGGCTCGTCATCGAAAACGAAGCGAAACTGAATCGCAGCGGGAGGACGGCATGAAGATCATCGGCAAAACTGAGAATGGCTACATCGTCGAGGCGACCGATGATGAACTCGCCCATGCGGCTGGTTACCACGCAGGCTACGCGGCGCCCGGCTGGGATGCCAACCTCGGTGGCCGCTGGGGCCGTGGAGCGTTCCCAATCGGAACGAAGCTCAAGGTGACGGACGCGCACCGGTACATGCAGGAGCTTCGGAACGGCGAGGACAAGGCCCGCGATTCCGCCGCGCAACTGAAAGCGCTGGCGACGATGATCAGCGCCGCGCTGCCGACGACGGTGATACCGCCGAAGACCGGCGAGGCCGCCGCAGAACCAGCCGCCTGATGCGACAGCATCCGGTCACGCCAGCGCGGAAAGCATTCGCCGAGGACCTCGGCGCTGCGATCGCTCGCGTGATCGACGACCACCCGAAGATCAGCCTAGACGAGATCGTTGCAGTGCAGGCGCAACTTCTGGGCGCCGGCATCAAAGCCGCCTACCCGCAGGACGAGTGGTCGGCAATGACAGAGGTTGTGACAGCCAACATGGCTCAGCAGATGAAAGGCATCCAATGACCAAGTACGCAGTTCTCGACACGGAAACATCCGGCTTGTTCGATTTCAAACTGCCGGCCGATGCGCCGACACAACCGCGCCTGTGCGCGATCACGCTGATACTGACGGACGACGACATCGAGCCGATCGAGACTTACAGCGCGTTGATCAAGCCCGATGGCTGGACGGTCAGCGAAGAGATCACCGCGGTGAACGGCCTCACCACCGAGCGGTGCGAGGCCGATGGTGTGCCGATCCTTGAGGCGCTCGCCCGCTACACCGACGCCGTGAAAGCCGGCTACGTCGTCGTGGCCTTCAATGCGCAGTTCGACACCAAGGTCATGCGCGGGGAGTTCCGCCGTGCCGGCCTGCCCGACCTGTTCGAGGAGACGCCGAACATCTGCGCCATGCGCGCTAGCAAGGGCCTTGGCGTCGAGAAGGCCGGCGAGAAGAAGGGCGGCTTTCCGAAGTTGTCCGACGTCTACCGCCATTTCTTTTTCAAGGAGTTGGACGCGGCGCACACGTCGTTGTCCGACGCGACGGCGTGCCTCGAAATCTTCCGCAAGCTGGTGCAGATCGGCGCGGCGCCAGCACCCGAGGTGCACTACGCGAAGAACCGGCCAGGCGCTCCCGAATGAGTGACGACGAAGCCCCGCGGCCATGGCGCTGGCGGAACTGCCGCGCCATCCGCCTGTCAATTTCGTTCTCGCCGCTTCCTTGGACGTGGGGCCTTGGCGTCTGGAATACCTGCAACGGCGGCGAGCATTGCGGCGGTTGCTACGGGAAGCATTGGGGCGTTGTGATCGGCCCGCTCTGCTTCTCCGCCGAGGCCGACCACGGCAACATCTCGACCGGCGACTGGCGAGCACGCTTCGGATTGTCCGAAGAAGAAGCATGGGAAAGATCGAAATGAGCGACCGCACGACGAGCACCGCTAGCCGCGAAAACCGCGCGCGCGAGGAACTGATGACCGTGCTTGCGCAGGCAGAATCGCGCCGCGCACAATTCCTTGAGTTGCTGCCTTCGCAAATATCGTGGGACTCATTCAAAGACACCTTCAAGATCGCCGTCCAGATCAACCCGAGGCTGCTGGAAGCAAACCGCGAGAGCTTCTGGATCGCGTTGCAGCGGGCCGCGATGGATGGCCTGATGCCGGACGGCCGCGAGGGCGCGCTGGTTATCTTTGGTGACGACAGCGAAGATGAAGAAGGCAACCGCGTCGCCTCGACCGCCAACAAGCCGAAGCGGGTGCAGTGGATGCCGATGGTGTGGGGATTGGTGAAACTCGTGCGCAACACGGGCAACATCGCGAACATCCGCACGAAGCTCGTCTACAAGGGCGAGCGCGTCGAAATCATCGACGAGGACGGGGCCGAGAGCTACAAGCACATCCGCACGATCGGCGGTCCCGATCAGATCAACGACGATCCGGCGAACATCGTCGGCGCCTACGCAGTAGTGAATTACAAAGATGGCTTCTGGGAAATGGAGCCGATGAGCCGCGCTCAGATCGATCAGGTGCGCGCGGTCAGCCGGGCGAAGAAAGGGCCGTGGCTGCCATGGTATGACGAGATGGCGAAGAAAACAGTGCTGCGTCGGCTTATCAAGCGCCTCGACAAATCGCCGGTGCGCCTGCTCGAAGCCGCCCTCGATCGCGACGACACACTCACAATTGAGGGGGCGGCCGAGACGCCCGCGCAACGCGCCATCGCCGCGCCCGCGAAACCTACGCCCGTAGCCGACCGGCCGGCGCCCGATCCAGATCGACGCGAGCCGGAACAGCGGCAGCCCGATCCGCCAACCGAGGATCAGCGCGGACAGCAGGAGCGACAGCAGGCCGCTACCGATCCCGGCAAAGATCAGCCGCCGCCCGCGCAGCAGGAGCCGCCGCGTCAGCAGCCGGCGGCCGGTACTGCGGTCGCCTTCTTCCCGGTCGACGACGTCGGCGAGCCGTTTGAACTGCCCGGCGGCGCCGAGGCGTTCGACAAGCCGAGCGACTTCGCCGGCTGGGTCGCGACCATGATGAAGGTGACGGCGCGGCCGGAGGCTCTATGGGAGAACAATGCGGACGCGCTGGGTGAGTTGAAGGCCGGCTGGCCCGACCTGTGGCGCCTGGCCGATGACGCCTATGCCGACGCTCAGAAGCGCGTGCAGGAACCGCCCGCAGCGACCGGGACGGCCGAAGACGCCGGCCAGCAGCCCGACGCCGCCAGCGGCCCGGAAAACGGCCCTGGCGAGGGCGACGGCATTCCGCCGGTCAAGGTGCCGTTGACGACTGGCGGGAAGCCCAGCGCCATCGGTTACGCCAAGGCCTGCCGCGCCGAACTCGACCACCTGACGACGCAGCAGGACGTCGCGGCATGGGTGAACCGCAACTTCCAGACCTACCAGGGCCGGGCGATCGAGGCCGCAATCGAGAAGCACATCCGCGAGACACGCGCGCGGATCGGCGGCGGAAGCGGTGCCGGCCCCGACGCGCAGCAGCAGCCTGCAGCGGACCGTGACGCCGCGACCGCCGACGGCTACCTCGAGGAAATCAAGGCGATGACGTCGCTGGACGCCGGCAAGACGTTCGGCGCCCGCGGCGACGTGGTCACCAAGATGGCCCGATGGGAGCGCGAGCGGCCCGAGTTGCACAAGGCGGTGACCGATGCCGCCGCGGCGAAGATGGCCGAGTTAAAGGGAGCGCGGTGATGGGCAAGCCAATTCTCTGCGTGGATTTTGATGGCGTCGTGCATTCGTACACCAGCGGCTGGAAGGGCGCGACCGTCATCCCGGACCCGCCTGTCGCCGGCTCGCTGCAATGGCTCTGGAAGGCGACCGAGTTCTGGGACGTCCAGATTTACTCATCGCGGTCGAAGGATTCCGCCGCGGTCGCAGCAATGAAGGCTTGGATGATCAACCACGCCGCCCTCGTCTTCGATGGCGAAGACCACCCGATGCGGAACGGCGGCGGTGGCTACCCCATTGGGTTCGTCCACGAGAAGCCGAGCGCCTTTCTTACGATCGACGATCGCGCCATCTGCTTCGAAGGCGACTGGTCCGAACTCGACGCGGCCGATCTGCTGAATTTCAAGCCATGGAACAAGCGACCGCTCGGCGCGACCGGCAAGTTTCCGAATGGACAGCTTGGGCACGACGACCAAGGCGAACTCTCTATGGGCGTCGCATGGGACGAGCGCGCAGGCTTGGTGCGGCTTGCATTCGGCAAACCGGTGGCGTGGCTGGCGTTCCCGCGTGAGCAGGCGGTCGAGATGGCGAAGCTGTTACTGCGGCACGCGGGCGCAACGAAGGTCGAGGTCGAATTCTGATGACCGAGCAAGCCACGTTCATCAACCGGCTGCGGATCTGCCACTCGATCGACCTGCACGAACTCGAAGCCGCCGGCCTACGCCTCGACGGCAAGCGGTGGCACGAGTTCCGCAGCAACCCGTACGTCTTCCTCATGCGGTGCGATGACCCGACCGCCGACGCGATCTGGAGGGTGATCCAGGCCAGGGAGACAGGTTGATGGCGAAACAGGTCAGTTACGTCTGCGATCGCTGTGGGCATTCGCAGGCCGACGACAAGCCGGGAACGTTTGACGGGAAGCGGAACATGAATACGGTCTCGTTGCTTGTTCATGTCGGCCACCGGGACATCTATCCTTACTCCACCAGCGTGGGCCTCGACGACGGAACGATGCGGGCGTCGAAACTGTGGTGTGACGAATGCCTGCTGGCGACCGGGTTGACGAAGATCGTGAAGCTGCCCGATCGCAACCCTCGCCTCGCTCCAGCATCGCCTGGGCTTGAAGACATCATCCGCGATTGGATCGCCGACGCAGTGAAGGCCGCCCTCTGATGGCCGACAACGAATCCAAATTGTCCGACGCTATCGATCGCGCGACGGAAAAAGCGGCCCGTCTCCGCGCCAGCCATGATCGCCTTCTGGCGGAACTCGAAAACATCGTGCCCAGGTTCCATCGGTGCTGCATCGCGACCGGCAGCGCAGAGTGGGCCGCCGACGGGGCTGTCGAAAACGCGCGCGCTGCCATCGCTGCAGCAAAGGAAGTGTGATGGCGAAGCGCGACGGGCCGATCACCAGGCAGAAAGAGCGGATCGCCTTCCTCCGGACGCGGCTGGCCGAGATCGACCGCGAGCGAGCGCGGATCGTGATCCAACTCGACGAGGCAGAGAACGCCCTGGCGATGCTGACTGGCAAGCCTGCGGAGACGCCGCGGCTACCATTGGAGGAGCGGGCCGATGCCTGACGCGCTGCCTCCCGAGCTGCTGGACCAGCGGCTCGCCATCGTGGGCAAGACCGGCTCGGGCAAGAGCTTCACGGCCTGCGGTGCGGTGGAGTGTCTACTGGACCGCGGTGACCGCGTGGCCATCGTGGACCCCACTGGTGCTTGGTGGGGACTGCGGTCGAGCGCCGATGGGGCGCAACCGGGTTTCCCGGTCGTCGTGTTTGGCGGCGAGCACGCCGATGTTGACCTGCTGGAGACCATGGGCGCACCTCTCGCGCGCCTGATCGCCAGCGGCAAGGTGGACGCCTGCGTGATCGACGTGTCGGGCCTCGGCACCCATGCGGCGCTACGGCGGTTCGCCACAGCGTTGCTCGAAACCCTCTATGCAGAGAACCGAGAACCGCTGCACCTGATCGTCGACGAAGCCGACATTTTCGCGCCGCAGAGGCCCCAGCGTGACGGCCTGCGCCTGCTGGGCAGCATGGAGGAAATCGTCCGCCGCGGCCGCAAGCGCGGGTTCGTCCCCTGGCTGATCACGCAGCGGCCGGCCGTCGTCCACAAGGATGTGCTGAGCCAGGCGGACGTCATGGTCGCGATGAAGCTGACCCTCGCGCACGACCGGGACGCGATCGGCCGCTGGATCGAGGGGCAGGCCGACCGTGAGCAGGGCAAGCGGATCCTGGGGGATCTCCCGACACTGCCGCTCGGGACCGGCTACGTCTGGGCCCCCGGCGACGGCATCCTGGAGCGCATGGCGTTTCCGCGGATCAGGTCGTTCGACAGCTTCGCCACTCCAAAGCGGGGCGACCGCGCGGCGGCTCCCCGCACCCTCGCGGAGGTCGACCTGACCGCCATCACGGCGGCGCTGGAGGCTGATGACGATGAACATTCCGCAAAACGCGGAAAGTCCAAAAGCGCACCTATCGTTGCCGATCCGGCTGCGATCGATGCGGCCCGCGCCGAGGGATATCGAGACGGCATGATCGAGGGCGCGCGGGTCCAACGCGCTACCGACGCGGAGAAAATGCACGCCATGGAGAAAGCGATGCAGGCTGCGCTCGGCTATCTCGCCCCCTACGTCCGCACCGAGGCTGACGGCACGCGGATCATCGATGTCCGAGAACCGTCGGTTCTCACCATCGAAGCTGATCTCGGCGCCGCGCCGATCGGCCGCCCGGTTCCAGATCGCGCCAGCGGAAATGGTGCCGCGCCGCCGCGTCAGCGCCGCCCCGTCCAGGTAGCGCCATCCGGAGCCGGCGATCTGAACTCGGCCGCCCGGAAACTCCTGACCGCATCGGTCCAGCACGCACCGGCGAAATTCACCTGGGGACAGCTCGCCACGATCGCGGGCCTAAAGCCATCCGGCGGCCACTTCAACACCGGCCGCAAGCAACTTCTCGATGCCGCGCTGGTCGACGATCCAGGCGACCTGGTGCGCCCGACAGCGGCCGGCGTAGCGGTGATCGGGGAAACGCCGCCGGCGCCGTCCAGCGCGGCCGAGCGGCTTGCCATGTGGTGCAGCCGCCTACCGTCACCGGCACCCGACATGCTGCGCGCCCTGGTGCGGCACGGCCCCAGGTTCATCGATCCGGCCGACCTCGCCGCCGAACTCGGTAAGGAGCCGCGTGGCGGCCATTGGAATACCGGGGTGAGCATCCTGAAAGCCAACCTGCTGGTTGAGCTGCAGGGCCGCTCAATGCGGGCGGCGTCTCTCTTGCGGCCATGAGCCGTCGGGCGAAAAATCCTCGCGTCGTCCTCTGCGCCTATTGCCACAACCCGGCCGAGTTGCTGCCCGACAGCACGCCGCTCTACGGCAAGGATTACGGTCCGGTCTGGCGCTGCGAACTCTGCAAGGCCTGGGTCGGGGTCCACAAGGGCACGACGCGCCCGCTGGGCAGGCTGGCGAACGCGGAGCTTCGGGTGTTGAAGCAGCGCGCCCACGCGGCCTTCGACCCGATCTGGAAATCCGGCCTGATGAACCGCGGCGACGCCTATGCGTGGCTGTCGGACCAGCTCGGGATTGAGTTGAAGGACACGCATGTGGGCATGATGGACGAGCAGCAATGCCTCCTGGTCGAGACTGTGGCCTTGTGGTGGCGCGATGGCAGAAGAGCCGCATGATGGCCGCGAACCAGCGTTGGTCGAAGGATGAACTCGCCGTCCTGGATGCGAACTACGCCAGGGGTGACAGCATCCGGATATCGGCCCGCATTCTGGGCAGGACCGAACATCGGGTCCGCCAGCAAGAGCTACAGCGCGGCCTGTGGCGGCGGCAGGACGATCCCCGGCACAAGCGGATGCAACGCGAAAAGGAAACAACGCCATGACGCCCACAGCCCGCGCTCGACGGCTGGCCGATGGCGGCGCGTCATGGGCCGATCGCCCCGGCCTGCACGTCCACTACAATTCCGGCGATCCCATGAGACGTGAACGGGTCGAGCGTCCATCGGCCAAAGTGCTTGATGCCGAAGTTGCTCATCACCAGCCATGAAACCGCCGGCACGAGCGGCACAGGGTCATCGCCGTGCCAGTATTCGACTCCAGTCATGCCGCTTGCCTCGATCATATCCCGAAGCTGCGGCCCTGCGCTCCAGGGTTTTTCCCAGCAGACGCACCGGCTCGCCCCTAATAGCACAGCCAACATTGGCGCGATCGCCGCCCCGCGGCTGTGCCCCTGCACAATGAGCGGTGTCGGCGGGTCGGTGCCGAGCAGCGGGTCCAGTCCAGCGTATAGCGTTTCTGCGCCAGCCAGAAACCCATCCTCGCAGACGCCGAGCTTAGGGTGCGTGCGCGCGACCTTTGGCGCTATCTGGAAATCGCTCCACCAACCGGCTTGGTTTGCGGTGCCTCGGACCGTCACGACGATGCAGCCGGGATAGCGCCGGATCACCGCGCGATCTGGTCCGGCGTCAACGACCTGGCCGACCGGCACGACGGCATAGCTGTCGGCCTGCAGCAGCACCAGGCCGGCATCAGATGGAACGATGCTCATTGCGCCTACGCTCCCAAGTCGGCACTATGGGCGGGACCGGCGCCCGCGGAAACGAGCGACGGTCCCTTGCCACTCACGCGATGGGAGCCGCGATCATGGCCGACGAACAGCATATCGAAGAATGGCGCCCGGTTGAAGGCTGGCCTTACGAGGTCAGCAGCCTTGGACGTGTGCGCAGGACAGGCGCATCGAAGGGAACGACTGTCGGAAGAATTCTCAGGGTGCAGACTGACAAAAAGGGATACCTCTACGTTTCGCTGCACCGGAACACCGTTAAGAGAAACAAATTTATAGCACGGCTTGTCTGTCGAGCGTTTCACGGCGCTGCCCCGACCCCGCTTCACGAAGTGGCGCATTGGGATGGCAACGAGATCAACAATACTCCCGCCAACTTACGTTGGGCAACGCACCAGGAAAATCGCGGCGATGATGCCGATCGTCTTGGGGAACGCCTTCGAGGCGAACGCACTCCTTGGTCGAAGCTGTCGCAGCAGTCCGTCGATGAGATACGCGATCTAGCAGCCAAGGGCGTTCTCCATCGTGAGATCGCCGCCCGGTACGGCATATCGCGCACTCATGTCTCAACGATCAAATGCAGACGGTCGTGGAGACTATAGGCCGGCTGGTGACGCCGCGATGGCAAGCGCTGCGGCAATTGCGGCAGGCATGCCAGCCGTCGACGCGCCCGCCTGCAAGGTCTGGCGCAATTTGGCGATGCAGCCAGTTTCAAGCGTCGTCACGACGGCATTGAACTGAGGGCTATTCGGCGCATACAGCGACGCGATCTCGGCCGACGTGAAGATGCCGACTGTTGCGCCTGCGGGTGTCGCGGCGATCACCTTGCGAATGTTGGCGCCGACTGTCATTGCGGCCTGCGCGCACGCGGCACCAGCGGTATCGGGCGGTGTCGCCGCATTCGCCACAGCGATGGCGCTGGTCAGATCGGCCTGCGCCGTATTGGCGATCGTCGTCAGGTTGGCAAGCGTCTGCTGGCCGCCTGACGCAGGGGGCTGGACGCAGCCAGCGAGCGCGAGCAGCGCGCCGCCGGCCAGGAGAAATCGCTTCATGGTAGCCTCACTTTGCTTTGGGAACCGGCAGCGTGATCGCTGGCGGCAGTGCGGGCGCGGGCGGCAGCGGCAGCCCGGCATCGAGCGCGGCGTCCTGCTGCGTGCGGTGCTGCGCGATGGCCGGCGGGAGGATGGTGGCCGGCGACTTCAGGTTCGCGATGGCGCTGATGACCTGATAAGCGATCCGATATGCCTTTGGGCTGGCCGTCGTCGGAACGCCAGCGGTGACGCCGAGCAACGCCTGCACGCCGGATGCGACGGCGATCGCGATCGGGATGTAGACCGCGTAATGCGCGAACTGTGGCAGGGCGAGGAGGGCGGTGATCGGGTCCATTTTCGTCCTCTCAAACTACCGCGGCAGTGCCGAAAAAAACCGCTTGTTCAGCCGTGCGCCGATTCACAAGCCCCTGCACTTCGACAAGCTGCCCGGTTGCCGGGTCGGTATCGTACACCCACCGCATGAACTGCGCGCCGGCACCGGCTACGTCGCCTTGCAGCCACAGGTGCAGCAGAGTCGATCCCTGGAACGCGCCAAGGCCCTCGTTGTAGCTGAACGATGTGCAGGCACCGATCTGCGGCTCAGTCGCACCAGCCGGCGCCATGCCGCGAACCGAATCGCACGTCGGTTCCAGCGTTGTGGCGAGCATCGCACGGCCGGTCGGCTCGTCGATCGGCGCCGTATCGGCGGTCACGGGCTGGCCGTTGATCCAAGTCGCGCCATACCCGATCGTCCAAACGCCGGCGGTGTCCTGGTATGGCGTGGCGCTGAAGCCCTCCCATTGCATGCAGAGATCCGTTCCGATGCCCAGCGCCGTCGCTAGGGGATGCGGCGCGCCGCTCATGTCGCGCTCGTCCAACCGGTCGGCATGGTCACCTTCTTGTTGGTGATATCCACTGTGACGACCTCGCCACCCGGAGGCGGCGGAGGCGGCGGAGGCGGCGGCGGTTTCGCCGCCGGCCACGGGTCGTCGGTCGAGATCGCCGCGCTCAACCCGTTCACCGCAGCGACGAAATCCGCCCACGCCGTTGTCTTGCCGGTGAGCGCCTGATAGTTCGATGCCAGCGCGCCGTCCGGACAGCCGGCTTGCGTGATCTGCGCCGTCGTGTGGCCGAGCGTCTGCTGCATCCAATACAGATAGACGACGCCGCAGCCGGTCGCGACATCGTCCTGGTCAGTCGGCTCAGTTGAATCTACCCAATTCGGATAACCAGCCTGCGCCCATGTCGGTCCGGTCGCGAACAGCACCAGCGAGCCGTTTGGCCCACCGCTCGCAGCCTCGGCAAGATACCGGCTCAGCGCCTCGCCGTTGCTGCCTCCGCAATCCCAGCCGGTTGCCGCATCATTTTCGAAGCATTCCACCAACTCGGCCACGAACAGGCCGATCTCCATCTTCGGGTTGCCGAATGCGACGGACACATAGATGTCGCCGCCATCGACGAAATCGCAGGCGTAGTGATATGCGCCGCCGGTGCCGTCGGTCTCGCCCTGGAACGACGCGATGACGAGGTTGACCGGGCTGCCGGGGGCGTTGAACCAAGCGGCGGCTTCCTTGAAAGCAGCATCGACAAGGCCGAACACGGTCTCGGCCACGGACTGCGCCTGCGCGCCGACGGTGGGATCGAAATACACGGCCACCAGGCCATCGGGCGTGCTGCCGACGAGTTGCACAGGGAAGTCGAAGCCGCCGGCAGGAACCGGGCGCGCGTTCGCGAAGGCTGCGGCGGCCGCGGCGTAGGGCCGCTTCAGGTGCCGCGCATGCCGCGCGCCGTATGCGGCCGCCTTCAGGTGCGGATCGGTCGCAGTCTTGCGCGGCAGGAGAAGGCGTGGCTTGCAGGCGGTGCAGGTCATTGTTAGCTCCTCAGCGGACGATTCGGAGGCCGAAGCCGCCGCCAGCGATGCACTCGTAGAGCGCAAACGCCACGATGATGACGAAGATGATGATTGCCGCCACGATCAGGAGATTGATGATCCGCATGATCGGCGGTGTCACGGATATTTCCGCCAAGCTCAAAATCCACGGCAAGAACACCTTGAGCAGCCCGATCGCGAGGCAGACGAGCACGAGCCAGATCAGGAAATTCTCGATGCCAGCGGCAGAGAAGCACATGACGGCCTCCATTCCGGGCCACGCTACCACTTCCGGCGCCGAAATGCCACCGCTGGAAACTACCTACGGCTTCTTCGCGGTCTGCGCTCCCTCCGCTACCCCCTCGGCGCGTGAAGCCTGCGCGGTGACGCGAAGCAGTTCGTCCATCCGTGAGTTGATGCTGACATGCACGTCTTGGATAGCGCTGCGGTTGCGCCATGAAATCAGGCAGGCGCCGATCGCGGCGATTGCCGTGAGGCCGGTGGATATGGGGCCGATCATGCCGAGGATGTCCGCGCCGGTCATCGGTCAGCCCGGCGCTCGATCGGATGGTGCGGCGGCCTGCCCGTCATGGTACGGCGGAACGGCTGGACAGATATAGGACTTATCGAGCCTTTTGTTGATCGAGCAAAGCTCGGCCATCAACTCGCGGTGCGCCCAGTAGGCCGCGCGTTCGTCGTCCTTGAACCGCTGCATGATCGCGCCATAGGTGCTTGTCGCCGTGATCGCGACGCCAACGACGGCGGCGATGAATGTTCCCAGTGTGGCCGCCGTGGACATCAGGCTGCCGAAGGTGAATCCGCGCCAGATCTTCACGCTGCTGCCGTCGCTCATGTCGTCGTTTTCCATGCCGGGGTCATGGCATACCAGCGTGACAGCGCTGTGAATTAAGTAGCCGGCTTGGCGATCAGCGACCGCAGCGCCACGACCTCTTCCGCCGTGAGTGCCGGCACCGGCGGCGGCTTCGGCTTCGCGGCCTCGGCGGCGCGATACTTGGCGATCGCTTCCTGCTTGGTCTTCGCGGTCACGATGGCCGGCGTCACCTCGTCCATCGGCAGCACGTCCCCGACGTTGGCCGTCGCGTGCTCGATCCACGCCATGTTACCCATCATCTGCGGGCCGTTCAGCATCGGCTCGGCGAGGGGGGACAACTGCGTCTGCCCCCACATCCGTACGAGCGTGACGGTGCCCGCCGCCACGGGGAACTGATGCGGTCCGCGGCGACCGACGAGGAACGACTTCGTCGCCACGGCGACGTGCCGCGTCGGTTCGTCGGAACCGGTGTAGTTGCCCTGCGTGTCGAATGCCATGATCGTTATCCTTGTGACTCTACGAAAACATAACCGACCCCGGCGACGGAGGTCTTCCACTCGGCGCCGAGCTGGTGAGGATCGGCGGTTGGCGTGTTCTGGTGGATGATGACGCCATTGGCAGACCCGGTGCCTGGCCCCATGATGATACTGCCCCCCTGCGTCGAACCGTCACCGCCGTAAAACGACCAGTTACCACCGATGTTGGTTACGGCACCACTGGCCTTACCCGCTCTGCCTAGGAAGTATCCGCCTTGAGCTTCTAAGGTCGTGGACGGCATCGACTCAAATTGAAGGTAACCGTTTGAAGCATAAGCCGATCCGATAAATGCCTCATCATTGCCGATAACAAATGAGGATGGGGTGACGGTTCCGGTAGCATTGGTGTTTGTCACCGGCCCACCATATATTCCATCGAGAGAGCCGCCGACGTTACCCGTGCTACCCTGGGTAACGGAACCGCCATAAATAAAGACCGACCCCGGCGTTCCTCCATCTGGGCCTGCCGCGCCGGCACGCAGGAGTATACCTAAGCCATCATTCGTCCCCGTCGCCGCCGGCTGGTTAATCTGCCCCTGCGGCCGCTGGAAATTCGTCGCCGTGGTGCCGTCGTTGGTGATGACGGCGTCAAAGACGGGCGCAAGTGGCGGGTTCGCCAGCGTTCCCATCGCGGAGATTTTGGTGTCGGCCATCTGCTGTTACTCCAGAAGGATTGCGCCAGAGCCGTTTTCGAGCGCGATGTGGCCTGCTCCGCTCTCAAGCTCGATGTAGTTGCCGCTCGGCGGAGGACCGCCGCCGCCGTTCGGCTGCTGCGCGGCGAGTGTGATGTTGTAGGCGACGGGCCCATCGCTCCACATGATGCCCTGGCCCAGCGTGACGGCGAGGATCGGGGCCATGGCTCAGAACAGATTGTAGTAGGCGCCGACGGTCGCGGTCCCGACCGTCGCCTTGCTGACGGCAAACGGATAGATATTGTCGCCGACGACCGGGTTGACGACGATCGTGGTGCCGCCGGCCAGCGTGAGCGTCACCGTGCCGGCGCCAGTCGCGGTAATCATGATCGCGCGGCCTGGTGCGCCGGTCGTATTTTCGGTGAGCGCGTAGGCGTTAGTGACCGGAGGTGGTGTCCATCCGCCAGTGCTGGCGAGCGTCATGGGGCTGCTCCATCGGGTCGCGGATCAAGCCGAAAAACCCGACCGGCGGACCAAGCGCCAGCCCCACAGACAGCACCGTAGCCGGTTTTCAGGCGGTTGGGAACCGGTCTCGCAATGTTGTCACGATCCAGACCAAACCGCCGAGCCAGATCGGCAGGTAGGAAACGAAGATCTCGACGGCGAGTTGCTTCACGGTGCGGCCGGTCCGAACACTCGGCGCTGCTGTTCCGGCGTGCCGTAGAGCATCAGGTCCCGCAGTTGCCGCTTGCTGACAGTCGGCTGAACGGTCTGACCGAAAATGTATCGCTGCATGCCGGGCTCGATGCCGAGTTCCGTCATCTTGGCTGCTGCCGCTTCGTTGTCACCGCGGCGGATCATATCACGGATGCCGGGCATCGCGCGCTGCACCGAGAATTCATGGGACTCGCGCGCTGCGGCCATCTCGCCCAGCGCAGGGCCGCCCGGGTATCCCTTGGACACCGACGTGCCAAGGCCGGCCGCTGCCGTTTCCCCGAGCGCGCGGCCAAGCCCCTCGCGCCCCTCGTAGGCGCCGGCGAGCCGCGCCGCCCACGGGAACGTGCTCGACGTGACCGAGCGCGCCAAGCCGCCGACAGCCTGCGCAACCTCGGTCGGCGCGTCAGCCATCGGGTCGTAGAGCTTGTGGCCGAAGCCCTGGTCGTTGGTCGCCAGTTCCCACATCGGCCGCGCGAACGGAGACATCATCCGCTTGGCCGTATCGAGCGGCCGCACGAAGTAATCGCTGATGTCCTCGGCGGTCTTGCCGGTCGGGTTGCGCATGTAGATGCCGGTGCCGTCCTTGTCGAAACCGATCAGGATGCGGTTCCGCTTCTGCGGTTCATGGTCGTAGAGCGCCGACAGCGATTCGACAACGCCGAACGGGTTGAGCGCCTGCTGCGGATGCTCGATGAGCCGTTGCGCCTCCTCCACGAGGCGGCGCGCGTAGCCTTGGCCTTCGGCGCCGAGACGCTGCCACACACTCGCGCCAGCAGGCAACTGCTCCTGTTCCTGGCCGAGACCGAGCATGGCGTTCAGGCCGCTCTGAATGAGGCTGTTGCCGATGTAGTAGAGCGCCATGTCCATCAGCAGCACCGAGATGCCCTTGCGGCGCGCCAAGCTGTTCGCCAGCTTCGCCACCGCCTCGCCGTGCTCGCGCAGCAGTTGCGAGCGAACATCCCGCGGCAGGCCCAGGAAGGCCGATTTGACGGCCGCGAGGTTGCCAAGCCGGTAGGATCTCGAGAACAGCAGAATGTTCGCCCAGGCGCGCGCGGCCTGCGACATCGCCTCCCGCGGCAGCGCGCCGGCATAGATGTTGGCGAAGTTGGCGGCGATGCGGGTCGCGGCTGTCTGCGGCATCCCGGCGTCGGTAAGGTACTGCTCGAAGTCGAGCGCAAGGCCGACCTGGATGTTCTGGACCTGGTCCCACAGCAGCGTGCCGTGGGTGAAGTCGCCGAGGCGATCGACGGCGCGCAGCACTGCGGCGCCGGCGCGTGGGTCGAACAGCCCAGGCACGGCGGCGAGAATCTTCGACGTCCAGGACCGTCCAGGCGCCATCTGCGGATCCTCGATGATGCCGGGCAAGTCGCGGAACCCCATCGTGCGACCGATCGGCGCCATTCCGCCGAGGATGAGCCGCCGCATCGTGGCCGGGTCCTGCTTCATCGCATTGCCGAGCCGCATGACGCGTACGAGGTTCGGCGCCGCCGGGAAGGCGCGGCCGGCGATCACGCCAAGGTGCGCGACGCCGTACATGATGCTCGTCATCATCCGGCCCTTGAGCGACATCATGCCCTGGTAAAGCGCCTCGCCGGCGCGACCGACGACGCCAGCGGCGCTCTCGTGCAGGATCGCCTTCAGCGGGCCCTCGAAGTCGCTGCGGACGTAGATCGGAACGCGCTCGAAGATCATGTTGCCGTCGGCATCCTTGACAGGCCCGAAGTGTCCCTCGGCGTCGGTGCCGAACCGCGGCCGCACCGTCCAGAAGGCCGGGTTGCCCTTGATGGTGAACCAGTTGAACTCCTGGCCATCCATCATGGCGCGCTTGCGGTTCGCCGCCTGTTCGGTCTCCTCGGTGGTAAGGTGCTTGCGGTGGATGAGCTGCGGCGTGGTGGTGCGGAGGTTTGTGCCGAACGTGCGGAAGTCCTGCGGCATGCCGCCCTCTCGGACGGTCGCCTGCCCGGTGCGGGCGCCGGCAGCCTTGATCTGGCCGATCAGCGCGCGGCCGGCGATGGCCTGGCGCAGCCGCATGGTCGCCAGCGGCAGCGTCAGCATGTTGCGCACCACGGCCGCGCGCGCGCCTTCACCGCCTTGGCCGAACGGGTGCATGACGCCCTCGACCATGTCGACCACCATGCGCGGGGCGTAGCTCGGCAGCCCTTCGGCCTCGGTCATGCCGACCTTGCGGGCCTGCGCCAGGGCGTTCTCGGCGTCGGCCTGCCACGCCTTCACGGCAGCCTGCTCGTCGGGCCGCAACGACGCCACGCCGCCTTCCTCCAGCGGCTTGCCGGTTTCCTGGATCGCGACGCTGTCGGCGTCGGCGGCGTCCCACATTGCCTTGAGGCGGTCGGGCTTGAAGGTGTTGCGGCCCCAATCGATGATCCGGTTGTAGTCCCAGGCGATCCAGCGGGTGAGGTTCGCGTACTGCTTGGCGATCGCCCTGGCTTCGTCGCTGGCACCGCGGGCCGCCATCGGGGTGATCATCATCGTCACGGTGTCGTTGAGATCGCCGAACTTCTCCGCCGCCGTCGAGAGCGCCGCGCCGACATGCGGGATGCGGGCCAGCCGCGTCGTCATGTCCTCGGCAGTCCGGATCGGCGGCTGCGCCTCTGGCCTGTCGTCAGGCCCGGGCACGTCGGTTGGGCGGCGGCCGAATGCCAATCCCTCGCTGATCTCGCCGGTGATCTGGCGCTGGAGGCCAGCGGCGTAATCGCGGGCAAATGTCGCCGCAGCGTCCTTGGTCGCATCGGTTGCAGCGATGTCCCTGACCGGGAAGGTGCGGACGATGGCGCGGCCGGCGATCTGCTGCGCACGCGACCGTTGCGAGAAGTCGGGCGTGACGACGTGGAACTCAGGGCCATGCTGCTCGACCCACGCGAGCGGGTGCGTCTTGGCGAACTCGCGCATGCGGCCAACGCGCGCCGCCAGTTCGCGGTCGGATAGTGGACGGCGCCCCGCAGCAATCTCGGTCGGGTCCCGCAATCCCCACGCCCGCGCCGCTTCCAGGCTCTCGCCGACGGTCTGCGGCCCGACCGGCTCCATGCCGCTGCCTGGCTCGCGGGCGCCGACCTCGCCGCTCTGCACGCGCCCAAACACGTCCTCGGCGGTCTGGAATCCGCGCCGCGCCAGCATGTTCCGCAACCGCGCCAGGAACGCTCGCAACTTGGCGATCACGCGCGCCATGAGGCTGCCCTTGGGCGGCGCCGGCCCGGTCAGGTGCACGCCGGTCTCGTCGGCGATCGCTTCCTCAAGCTGTCCGACGTGGCCGAGTTCGGGATACCGCGCGCGGACGCCGTGCTTCTCGATCCAGTTGCCGCGCTCGGCCGCCGCCTCCAGCGTCGACCACTCCTTCCCGGTGAACACGCCCAGCCGCTTCAGCGCGTGCAGCACCTCGTGGCTCATGTTCTGCGCGAACCGGCCGGGCTCGATCGCCGCCCGGATCAGCCGGCCGATCGCGTAGCCGAACACCTGCTCGGTGTGGCCGTCGGGAAACTTTACGGTGAAAGCGTGGTGCGCGGCATCGTACGCCTCGATTTGAATGTGGCCGCCGGTCATGGCGCGCGCCGCGTCGATCACCGCCTGGATGGCGTGCGGGTGCGGGTAGTCGGGATGGCCCGGCATCTGACCGCGCTGGAACGCGATGCGCGGATTGTTGGGATCGAACGTGCCGACATTGCCCGTCGCCGACTTCACCTGCACGTCGTCGAACGGTATCCAGACGGTGTGCGTCTGACCGCCGAGTTTGCCCCCGGTGTCTTTGATTCCATCGTAACCATGCGCCCGAAGCGTCTTCGTCACCCAATCAGGGATGCTCGTCCAGGCGTGGCTAGATTTGCCGGTCTCGATGTCGTCCAGCAATTCGCGCACCCATTCACGCGGGTCGCGCCGGTTCTTGTCCCAGATGTCGCCGCCGCCGTTGCGCGGGTCGAACCGCTGCCGGCGGGATGCCTTGTCGAGCGCGGCAACGAGCGGCTGCGGGATGGCCGATGTGTCGAGCGGGCGCTGGATGGAGAGGAAGGTCGGAAACACCGCCGGCATCGTCGCGTGCGGATCGTGCATCTCGACCGGGACATCGACGCCAGCCGCGCGCAGCACGTCGTGGAACTTTTCCTCATCGTTGTAGAGGACGCCGCCATTCAGCCAACCCTCGATGAGAGCCTTGAAGGCGTTGCCGTGGGCGCGCTTTAGTTCGTAATCGTAGTTGCCGATCCCGGTCAGGCGCCCTTCCGGCGCCATAACAATGTTTCGATCGTCATCGTACGTGACGCGCGGGGCGAGGCTGGATATCTTCGCCTTCTGCTCTGGCGACATGGACCACCAGGCGCGATCCAGCGGAACGGCGGCCCGCGCGCCCTTCGGCTTGATGCGGAACCACGTCTCGTAACTGGCATCTTCATTCGTCAGGCTCGTGTCGGACTTGCTGGCCGCGTAACTGCTGGCGATCGCCGGGTCGTCGGTGAAGAACGCCATCGGGCCAGACGTGGCGCGCGCGCTGCGGAACCGCCCACCGACGCGGTCCGGGCGCTGCGTGCCGTGATAGACGACCAGCGGGCGGCCGGTTTCGTCCACCACGGCGCTGTTACGGAACCAGCTTTTGAATTCCGGCGTCTCGACCTGAGCGGCTGGGGCGACACCGCGTCGCCCGAACAGCGGCTTCTGCTCCGGCGGCTTCGGCGCGAACAGACCCTCGTTTGCCGGCTTCTGCTCGCCGGTCGGCAGCAACGCCCCGCGGCCAACCTGATCGCGCGCAGCCTGCGCCTGGACGGCAGACGGCTCCATGCCGGGCATGACGGCTTGGCGCTCGTCGGTGCGGAGGGCGGGCTCGGGCGCGGGGCGCTGGGCTGGCGCGCGCGGGGCTTCGCCGAAGAGAGGCGCGCCGCTCGCCGGAGGAAGCGGCGGCTTGCGCTCGGCTAGTCCTCGAACCCCAACTTCCTGCGTTCCGCCAGGGGCATGCGGTGGCGCGCCCTCAGATAGCCCCGGACCTCCGCCACCGCGTTCTTGACCTGCGGATCGTCTTGTTCGGGAATCGTCAGCAGATCGCGCAAGGATTCTCGCAATTCCTTCGTCTGCGCTAGCGGCGTCGGGGTGTCGATGATCCCCCACATTGTAACCTCCACGGACGGCGGCTTGAGCGACGCGGTCGGCAATTGCCGCAACATGGGGCGGCCGCGACGCAACTGCAACATAATCGATGAAGCCGGCGCCGTGCAGGGCGCGGTTGATGGTGTCCCACAAAACCGGCTCAAGTTCTTTATTTGTGGCCTCGCCGCGCCGGATCGCCAGGAGAAGCCCGTCCGAGACGGTTCCCTTCGCCCTGATGCCGCCCAGCATGATCGCGTTCGCGATGGTGCTCTGCGTGTGGGCTCGGCGATCGACTGCGGGGCCTAGGGACGCGGCATAAAGCGAACCGTCGTGGCCCTGTGCGACGATGCCACTGACGCCGGACAACGACAATTGATACACATCATTCGAGGAAAGCGAACTATTGTTCGGGTGGTTGTGTTGGAAGACGAGCGCCCGCGACGGGTCGGTCGCAATGTCACCGAACCCGGGCGGAAAATCGACGCTCCTTGCGCTCCCCGTGGTATGCGCCATGACGACCGCATCAAGGTGCGGGTCGTACGCCGTCAGATATTCATGGCCGGTCTCGCGACCGCGTTCCAGCACGTACCGACCGGCTAGGACCGCGGGTGACACGCCAGGATTTTGCTCCGCGAACCGGGCGAAGTCCTCCGCTTCGCTGCCGATGACGACGCCTTGTTCGGCCAGCCTGCCGGTCGCCTTCGGCATTGTGGCCGGCGTTTCGAGGAAGAGCCGTCCTTGGCGTTCATCCTTGATCGGCGGCTGTGCGAGGCGCCCGACGGCCTCAAGCATGCCGCCCTGGACAGCAGCGGCTATTGGTCCTGCTTCGCCTTCCGGCGCAGGTCCGACGCCGTGTCCATAAGCGCCTGCCGATACGCCTGGACGTGTTCCGCCTCGCTCAAGTTCACGGGCTGCTGCGAGGAACGAGTGGGCGATCTTGCCGACATCGCCTTGTTTCCCGGCGGCGAGTTGCCGGGCGGCGACGTTGAGGGCGTCGGAGTAGGGACCAACCGTGGTCGCGTTCCGCCCGATGGTGTCGAGGAGCCGCTCACTCGCCGTTTTCCCTTCAACGTTGGCTTTGCCGGCCAGGATATTCCCGGCCGCCGTCAAAGTCTCTTCGCCCTTCACTGTAGCACGAAATGCCGCCGCCGCGCTGCGGAGAATCTTCATCGCGGCGTCCAGCACCTTGGCGCGCTCCGGGACCAGCGACCGGGCGAAGGCTTCCTCGCCGAACAGCGTCGTCTGCGCGCCTTGCAGGAACCCGCCGTTGCGGATGTCCGCGATCATGATCCGGGCCTGATTCGCGTTCGCCGGTTGGCCGCGGGCGAGCGCATCGAGCGCCGCCATCTGCTCGGCAGGCTCGGCGATCACCGCGCCTACCATGCCGGCATACTCCGGCGGCACGATCCCATTCTCGACGGCGCCAAACGCCTCGGGCGAAAGCTGCGCCAGACCGCGTGCCTGCTGCACGATCATCTGGTGCGGCGGCAGTTCCGGCAGCCGCATGCTGTCAGGGAAGGCATTCTTAGTCCGCAGCACCCGGGCGGCATCGAGCGGCGTTCCGCTGCCCTCGGCGATATTCTGGTAGGCGCCTAGCGCCCGCATGTACTCCGGCGTGTAGCCATCGGCCTCGCGGTAGACCCGCGCCGGCAGTTGCACGCCCTGCTGGCCGGCCGCCTCCGCGCGCTGTGCGAGATCGAGCCGCTGATGGCCGTTCACCACCACGTTGCGGCCATCGTTGGTCTGCCAGACCGTGATCGGGTTGGCGAGCGCCGGTTCCCAAGTCGAGTGCCCGGACAGCGCTCCGGTGACGCCGCGCTCGTCACTGGCCTTGAACTGCATCACCGCCGGGTCGATCGTCAGCTCAGCCGGCGTGAACATCGGATAGCCCTGGTCGCGCGGCTCTGACGGTTGAAGCGGCGGAACGCCAGGAACCGACGATGGTAGCGCAGCGACGCCAGCCCGGCGCGCGGCCATCTCGTCCATCGTGATCGGCCGGCCGATGGCGGCGATTTCCTCGGTCTGTTTCGCTGCAGCGGCCTTCGCGCCGATGCCGTCCTCCCGCATGATCTGCTCGACCGTGCGGATACGGGTCGGCGGGGCCGGTGCTGGCGGCTGCGCACCCTCTGCCGCTGTTTCCTCGGTCCGCTCGCCAGCCACGGCTTCGGGCGGCCGCACCGCCACAGCGCCACCAGGCGGCGTCTCGGCCTTCACCGTCGCCTCGGCGGCCGGGACGGCCTGCGGCGATGCCAGCGTCTCGGCCACCACGGCGCCGGCGGCATCGGTACCCTGGACCACCACCGGATTGCCGGACGCGACCGCCTCGCCCTTCGTCTCGGGGTAGCCGAGCAGCCGCGCCATCAGCGGGTCGGTCACCGTGGGGGCGGAACGGAACTGATCGGCCTTGGCGGCATCAGTAGCGAGGAAAATGCCCTCGGGGCGAGAGGCGATATGTAAACCGTCGATCACCGGCAGCCTCGGCAGCGGCGTGCCGGCAGCGAGGAACACCGCGTCCTTCGGGTTCTTCGGGTCCGCCAGCGCGGCGATCTGCGCGTGGATATCGGCCGCCGGCTCGGGAACTGTAGGGGGCACCGGCGTCTCGGCCGGCGCCGCTGCGGTCGGCGCCGGTGCACCAGCCGCCACGGCTGCGGCGAGATCTTCGGCCGACCCTGGTGTCGGAGGCGCGGCAGCGGGGCGCTGGCGCCGTTGCGGCCGCGGTGGAGGAGCCGCGCTTGGCGCGGCACCTCCAGCGGCAGGTGCCCCAGGCCCCGGCAAGCCAGGGGGAGCGCCTGGTTGCGGTTCCTCGGCCGGCGCTGCGCCAGGCGGCGAGCGCGGCGTTCGCGGCGGTATCGTCGGCATCGGCTGAAATGCCGTCCTGAGCGTGCGGGCGAATGCCGCGCCGACTGGGATCGCCATGCCGGCGACGAAGCCCTCGGCGCCAGCCTCGCCAATACCCTGCGTGAGCGGCCGCTCAGGCTCGTAGGTGTTTTTCGCCACGTAGTTGTCGAGGAACGTGCCGAGGCTGTTGAAGCCGGCGAACTCGACGCCGTGGCGACCCATGTTCACGAGGGTGCGCAGCGCACCATCCCGCAGCGGCGCAGGCAGCGCATCGAGCGCACGGAAGACGGGCGTCACCATCAGCGTGCCCTGCATCGCCGCATTTTCAAGCGCCGCGCGGTCGGCTTGCTCGGGCGTGGCGCCATGCGCCTGCGCGTCGCGGAACGTGCTGTCGTAGCTCTGGGCGAAGATCGTCGATGCGACGATTCCAGCACCGACTTCAGGCTGACCCGCTGCCGTCGCAAGTCCGGCACCGAGGACGATCGGGGCCATGCCGGTGACCATCTGGGTCGCCCGCGTGCCGAAGCTCTCTCTCTCGGGGGCGATCGGGAAGGTGCGCTCGCCATATTCGGTCAGCGCGGCACCAGCGCGCGTGAGCGCGGTTTCAGGGAGCGGAAGCGGGGGTGCCGGCAACCCGCGCTGCATGTCGCCCAGCCCGATCGGCCGCACTGCGGATGCGCCTGCGACATTCGCCTGGTGCTCGCCGGTCAGAACGGGTGCCGGCTCGCCGCCAGCTTCGCTCGGGGGCGCCATATTGAAGCCGGGCAGCCGCACCGCTGGCGCGCCACGGGGGCCGTAGGGGACTTCGGCGATTGGCTGCCCGGGTGGGGATGGCTTCGCTTCTTCTCCCGGCCCCGCCCACACAGGCTGCGGCGGAGATAGCGGCACATTCACATCAACTCGCGGCGGCACGGCGGTGTTGAGGAATTCCTGAAGCTGCGCTCGCGCGTCTGCTCGCTGACTCGCGTCCATCGAGGCGTAACCGATCGGGTCGTCCATCATCGACACGCGCTCGCCGTGGTCGATACGGTCCATGACGGCAAGCTGATCGCGCGTATCGGCGATACCCCTCATCAGCATCGCACGGCCAGCGCCAGAAAGCATTAGTCCGGTCGTGAGGATCGGCCCCTTCGCCGCAGCGGCCGTGTACGCTTCAGCGCGCGTCTGCGGTTTCGTCGCCGCTCCGAACGGGTCCTCGTCCTCGATTGTCTGGCCTGGCGCGACCGGCGCGGGAGCGGCTGGTGGCGCTGGCGGTGCTGCGGCCTGTGGTGCTGGCGCCGAGCCGAACGGATCGGGGTCATCGATGGTATCGAGGTCGTAGGTTTGCGCCGGTGCCAGCCCGAGCGATGCCGGGACGCGGGCCATTATTGTGATGCCTGACCGCCGCCGACGACCTTCCACTTGCCGGGACCGTCACCGGGAATGAGGTAGGCCCCGTACTTGTCGGACCATTGCGCGTTCGGGAACGCGGGCGGCGGCGGCGGCCGCTGCGGTTTCGGCACCGCTGGCGTGGTTGGCGTTGCCACTGCCGGCGCTCCAGGCCGTGCCGGCGCTGGCGCGGGCGCTGCGGCACCGGTCGGCCGTCCAGCGGCACTTGGCAATCCCTCGCTGGCCTGCGCCATCGCCTGATCCCATGTCGTCCCGGGCTTCGCAGCCATGATCTGCGCCGCGAGCTTGCCGACCGCCAAGGCCTGGGCGAACGGAACGCCGGCCTGCTTCATCTGCTGCACGCTCTCGTGGAACTGCTGCGTCTCTTGCAATGCGTTGACTTTGGCATCGACCAGCGGCTGGTTCTGAACCATGTGGGCCGCGGCGACACCACCGCGCTCCGCAACGCCCTGGCCGGCAGCGGTGGCGGCCTGCGTCGCCTGGAACGCTTCGATCTTCTGCCACGGCTTGCCGGTATCTGGGTTGATCGGCAGCGTGCCGTCCGACGCTGGCGTCAACAGGCTGTTCATCGCCGTGGCCTGAAGATCACCGGGCGTCACGTGGGCGGCGGCGCCGGCGGCCGCACGCGCGGTGAGGTAAGCAGCCCTGGCCATGTCCATGCCGGATTGCGCCTGCATGAGCGGTATCCGCGCCTGCCCAACGTCCTGGTATGTCGCCGCGCGCGACGTGGCCGCCGCCGCCATCTGCTGCCGGTAATCATTCTGCCACTGCGCCTGCAACAGCCGCTCAGCCATCTGTTCGTCGGTTGCACGCTCCTGCGCGCCGGTCTTTGCATAGGCCGTGAAGGCGTTGCCGAGCGATTCCGAAAACCCGCCGGTGCGCGTCGGCGACAGCATCGCGCCGGCGGCTGCCATCATCGGCATCGTGCCCGACGAGGACCGCAGGATCATCATCGCGCGGTTCATGTCGAACATCTTGCGCTGCGCATCCGGATCCTGCTGGTCGGGTGAGCCGCCGCCTCCGGATGGTGGAGCGTTGCGACCGAGCGCGCCTTCTGGCGGCGGCGCCTCGGTGTCGGGTGGGTTCGCGCGGGCCAACGCTCCCTGTGGCGCTGGTGGCCGCGCGCGTCCAACTGCGGCGGCGCCGGCCGGTGGCAGCGCCGGCGGCGGCATGCTGCGGTAATTGTCCTGCGGAGGCGCTCCGCCCTGGTCGGCATCGGGCAATGGCGCCGGCGCTCGCAGCAGCGCGGCCGCAGGATAGAGGATGTCCATGTCGGGATCGTCGACACCACCGCCGCCGGCGTAGCGCCGCGCACGTCCGCCGCCAGCCCATCCGCGCGCCAGTGACCGATGCAGCGCGCCGCTCATCTACGCTGCCATCGCAAGCCGCGTGCCGAGCGCACCGCCGGTCGCGCGCCGCCGCGCGCGGATGCGACCGCCCTTGGCGTGCAGCCCAAGCGTCTGATTGTACAGGTTGCTCGTGTTGTAGGCGTTCGACGCCGCCGTGGCGCCCAGCGTGGTGCCGACGAACGACGACAGCGGTGACGCCGTGTAGGACTGGCCCGGATTGTAGTTCATCCCGACCTGCATCGTGTTCGACGGTACGTTCTGGCCGCGAATGATGTTCGATGCGTACGACAGGTTCTGGTAAGGCCACTGCTGTTGTGCATAAAAATTATTCATCGCCGCATTGATGTTCGACTGCGACAGCGTGTCCTGAGCCTGGCCGGCGGCGGCAAGCTGACCGACATCGGCGGCACCGAGTTGCTGCGTCAGCGCACCCAACTGGCCGAACTGGGCTCCGGCGGTCTGCTTCGCGGTCTGTTCCTGCAACGCCGCACCGAGCGCTCCCTGGTAGCCCTGCCCGAGCGCGCCGGCCTGCGCCTGGTAGAGCGCCGTATCATTGGCCTGGATCGCGTTGTTGGTCGCCTGCATCTCCTGCGGCGACCGCGACTGCCCGGCGCTGACGAACCGGTCCTGCACCTGCGGCAGGATGTTCTGGGTGAGCTGCGTGTTCGCCGCGCTCTGTAACCCGCCGAGCACCGTGCTCTCGAACGGGTTCATGTAACTGTTGATCTGGCCGGCGGTCACCGGAGTTCCGGCCTGCCCCGTCAGATTCATCGCTTGGCCGAGCGCGCCCTGGTAGTTGCCCTGGTTCGCGACGACATCCTGCCAGCTCTGCGTGGTCGCGGCAGAAGGCGCGGCGACCTGCGGGCCGGGGAACGGCGTGTAGGGAGTGCCGGCAAGATTTGTTGCGGCGTTGGCGAGGTTCGCCTGATATTGTTGCAACCATAGCGGGAAACTGGTGCTTGTGTCAGCACCAGTTGGTTGTGGCGGGACCGGCTGTCCGGAAAATAAAAAAGACGATGTGCCTGACATTTCTACAACGTCTCTTGGATTGGGTCAAGCGTCATTTGATGCACCTATCCGACTTGGGGCTTCTCGGCTTGTACGGACCGCGTTTTTTGCCTTCGTGACTCCGTTCTGCGCGCCATACCGGGTCGGCCCAGAGAGCTTTTCGTGCGTCAGACGTCTTCGCCGCGACGCCTTCGTACGCCCCTTCAGCGTGTCGCTGTCTGATGATCTCTGCGCGCGCTGCGCGCCGCTCGGGAGTCCACCAAGCCGCCTTTGTCCCTCGTCCGGCCGCGCTTATCTTCGCTCGCGTCTCGGCAGAAACCTGGTGCCCAATCTGGCTGGCGCGGCCCTTTTCGACTGCTTCGCGCGGTCGCGGCTTACCTTTCTGTTCCGCCGCCAGCCGCCGCAGATGCTCGATGTGGAATTCCGGGATCACGCGATTCTGGAATGAGGCGATTGTTCGGGCGCGCCACTCGGAGTCGGCCCAAAGGGCCTTCGCCCCCTCCCGAACGTGCGCCCGTCCCTCCTCGGTCACACGCCGGCCGACCGAGCCTTCGCCGCCGGTCGAAAGATTGTAGCCGCGCGGGTGCAGGCAATCGAACTCGACGATGAATGCCCGTTCTAGAGTGTTCGCGGCATCGCGTCCGAAAGCGACCGCGATCTCCTCTACGATGAAGTTTTCCGGGCCGTGCTTCCTGATCGCCTTGATGATCGCCCGCTTCGACTTGGGCCGGCTGGCCTCATCGATGGCTTCTTTCCACCGCTCTGCGGCTGTCCGCGCGGTGATCCCGACGTACTCTTTCCCGTTCACCAGACAGGTGATCTTGTAAACGGTGACGCGCTCGGTTATTTCGGTGGCAGCCCTCATCGAATTCACCCTTCGATCTGCGGTCAGAAGCGCCGTCTCGTTCGCAGCGAGCGGCGTTTCGTCTTTGTGCCACAGGATTGAAGGTGGCAACAGCGAAATTTGCTGGTGGAGGGCGAGGTTCATGCGGCCCTCTTCAATTTCTGCCGCACGAATTTCTTCTCGCCGAGGGCGTGCGCCAGGGCGCTTCGGTCATGGTCGAGGATCGCGGCGCCGCGTTCGTTCGATCCGCCCCCCAAACGAGAAACGTCAGCGTGAGTCAAGACGTACTCGCCCGAGCTCAATTTTGCGGGCACCGAATCGCTGGTCCCGGTCCCTGGTCCGCGCACGAAGCGCTGACCGCCCTCGGTGCTGAACACATGCCCCAGCGCCCCGCCGTGCTTCCACCCGTAATTTTGCAGCGTATTGCCCTGGAAGAAAGTCTGCTCCGGCCGCTGCCCGTAGGTGTACCAATCTGTTCCGGAGGCCGGCGTGACTGGCGTGCGGCCTGGCACGTTCGTGTTGAGCGGCATGTTGTAGTAAGGCCCCTGATTCGCCGCGGTGCTGCTCGGTCCTGGCGTCTGCCACGTCCCGATCGTGGGCTTGTTGAAAAGGCTGCCAGCCGCCGATAGCGCTCCAAGGGCGAGCGCAGTGTTGCTGATGCCGCCGGGTGCGCCGCCGAACAGGCCGCCACCACCGCCCGCGATCCTCGCAGCCTGCCCGGTCGTGCTCGTCGGGAGCGCGCCGCCGCTGGTTCCTGCCGCATTGAGCGCCGTCCCGCTCGGCGTCGGGCCTTGGTAGAGCGGATTGCCCGAGGCGTCCGTGGTGATGACGTTGCCGTTGGCGTCTAGCATCGTCTGCGTGGCGCCAGTGCCGCCGCCGCCAAACAAGCTCCCGAGCGCCCCCGAGGCATCATTGTAGAGCCCGGTTCCGGTCGGCGTGCCGCTCGCGTCGGTCATGTAGCCGAGCGCACCACCGCCGATACCGCCGATCAGCGCACCTTCGCCGATGTTGCCGTGGGTCAGCGCAGCAGTACCGGCGCCGACAGCCGCGCCGGTGATCGCCGGAGCCGCGATGGACGCGAGCGTCGAGCCGGCGTCCATGCCGAGCGCGGAGATGATCGGCGAGACGAAATGGCGTCGCGCGCCTGGCTGCAGGCCATTCCCGAAGGCGTCACGCGGCCGCTGGCGGAAGTGGTCGTAACGCTTCATGCCCTGGCCCTCATGCGTCGCGCGAGCGCGCCCTGGCGCTGGTGTTGGATCCGGCCGCCGCGGCGGAATGGCGAGCCACCCGGCCCGGGGCCGCCTGCGGTGATGTCGCCGACAGCCTGCGGTCCTGCCGCGGCGTTGATCCCTGGTGATCCGCCGATATTGGATAGGTCGATGCCGCCGTTCGCCGCCGCGCCGGCTCCGAGGCCAGCGCCCAACCCGCCGCCGAGGCCTGGTCCGGGACCGCCAGCCGTTATGTCGCCCATTGTGTTCGGATCGGCGACGCTGATGCCGCCGACGTTGCTCATCGCTCCGGAAAGCGACTGACCTGCGCCTAGGCCAGCGCCGATGCCGGCGATCGGTTCCGCGCTCGGCTGCATCGTCGGGCTCGGCCCAGGCGGCGCTGACGGGTTGAGGTAGTCGTAGAGCGCGCCGACGCCGTATTTGCCGCCGACGCTGCCGATGATGCCACCTACCGGCCCAGCAAGCATGGTCCCGAGCGCGCCAAGCCCTATGCTTCCAGCCGTCGTTAGAATATCGCGGCCCGTGATGCCGAAGCCGGCGAGACCGCCGCTTGACGGTCCGGCGACCTGCGCTCCCTGTGATGCGCCTGCCGTTGCTGCGCCGCCGACGTTCGACAGCGCAGCGCCGCCCATGCCGCCGGGCGAGAACTCCGGCGCGCCGGTTGGGCCGACGTTGAAGCCTGGAGCCTGCGGGCCGGCGTCAACATAACCGCCGGCGTCAAAGCGCCGCACAGGAGCATGCCGCCGCTGCAACGCGCCGATGCGGCCCATGTGCATCATTCCGCTGCCTCGGCGAGACGCTGCGGCTTGGCGATCACCTTGGAGTAGACGATCTCGTGCGGCCGGAAGCCCCAGCGGGCGAGGTAATTGGAGTTCCGACGCCGCGCCTTGGCATGGAACATGACGATGTGCACCCGGAGCTCGCCGGCGAACCGGATGGCCTCATCGATCAGCAGGCGTCCAACGCCGAGCCTGCGGTATTCCGGTCGCACGTAGATAACGTCGTCGGTCGCGACCATCGCGGCCATGTCACGCGGGTGCCTCGACACCAGCAGGAACATGTACCCAGCGATCGCGCCGCCGGTGCGCGCCAGGAGGATGTGCAGCACGCCGGCCCGCTCGAGGCTGCGGTAGCGGTCGTGGTCCGGATTGAGCCGCAGGATATCCCGGTTCGATCCGACCTCCTCCCAGTGCGTGCGGATCAGCGGCCATGCTTCCTCGATGAACCGGTCGTAGGCCGTTCCCCAGGCGAGATCGACGGCGCTCACCGGCGCTTCCTCTTCGCCAACGCGGCATGCAGCGCGCCCTGTCGCGGCTGCCGATTGCGCGCGGCCTGGTGCAACAGCATCGCGGCCATGAGGGCGCCCATGATGGGCGACGGCGCTACGATGACGAGGTGATGCGGATGCGACGGCGCGGCCTTGGCGCGGCCACCGCGCGCCATCGGCTGTCCACGGCCGACCCCGCCAAGCATGATCGGCGATGGGATGCTACCGAAGTCGCTGCTGCGCATTGACTGCCCCGGCCCTGTGCGGCGAGACGTGTGAAGCGTCCCGCCGGCCGTCAGAGGACCAGCGCAGGCGGTCAGGCTATCACGGTGCCGTGCCGGAAGGGAAGGGGGCTATTCCGGCGCCTTCAGTGCTGGCGGCGGCCGCGCCGCCTGCATCAGCGGCTCAGGGCGCTTCCAAGTATTTGGGTCGGCCAGAATTTGCTCCCAAACCACCGGATGCTTTTTCTCGAAGTCTGGCCAACGGTCGCCGCGCACGAAAACGCCAGCTCTCGGCCGCAGCCATCCCGTTCCGCCACCAGCGATCCACCGTCGTATGTCGACGCGCTGCCGCGTGAAATCGCTCCGGGTGACGAAGCCGGTGGTGTGCAGCAGCGCCGCGATGCGAAGGGCGCCAATTTTCCAATGCGTCAACTGCGCCGGAGCCGACGCCCCGGCGCGAACGTCGGGCACGTAGTCGGGCAGGTTGTATCGCCGCACCGGAACCAATTCATGCCAATCATCGCCCGGAGCAAAAAGCCGCCGGTCCTCATTTGGCAACGGAGGCCAGAACGTTGGCCATGCTGCGTATTTCGGTGCCGCGCCGCGAAACATGACTACGGTTATCGAGCAATGCGGCGCCAGCGCGGCGAGTTCACCAGCTTCAAATTCCGGCACAAGCGCGGCTCGGTAATCCGGCCCTTCGCGATCGGTGACCCATCGATCCTCGGCGGCTTGGATGAGAACCTTGGCGTTGAGCTTCAGTTTCGCCTGAACGCCGACTTGGCATCCATCCGCGTTCCGCACCAGCAAGATATCCCAACCCCAGGTCTCCGGATACGCGGTCCACTCCTTTGGGACCGCGGCGATGAACGCGGCGCAGAGTTCCGTCTCCGTCTTAAACGGCGCCTCTTTCTTCTTCCTCATTCCGCAGCATTGCGCACCGCCAACGACCCGTCAAGCCGCTGCGGATACCGCCGCGTCAGCCAGTCGAGGTCGGTGCGGTCCGGGTGCGGCTCGTACCAGCCGGCCCCGGCATACACGTCCATCACGTCGCGGAAGTAGCGGTCGTACATCAGCGACACCCGCTCCATCGAATAGTTCGCCTCGGCCCACTGGCGGCAGGCCTCGGGTCTGATGCGGTCGATGTTCCGCGCTGCCCAGAGCATGTCGGCAAATGTCCGACAGCGGAAGCCGGTCAGCCCATGCAAGTTCGTTTCGGGGAAAACTCCCCAATCCGAGGTGATGATCGGCGTCCCCGACAGCATTGCCTCGATCTGCACGCCGCCGAACGGCTCGTTGAACTGGCTCAGGACAAAAACGCCCTTGGCATCGGCCATCAGCCGGCGCCGCATCTCGACATCAGCATAGCCCACGAATTCGACGTTGCCTGGAACCGGCGGCTGCCCATTCCCGCCATAGCCGGCGTCGGAAAGGCTGCCCTGGCCCGCCACGATGAGCCGAAATCCGAGCTTCTCGGCCAATTGCATTACGATATGTAGACCCTTTCCCGTCCCGAGCCTCCCGACGAACAGGAAGTAGTCCTTCTTCACCAGCTGGTAATCGAATTGGCTCACGTCGAAAAAGTTCGGAATGCACACGTCATAATTGCTGCTGTGCCCGGCCTCGCCTACGGCGGTCAGACCTTGATAGGCTGAAAGGAGGGCGTAACTTTCAAAGACCTTCCAGCGGGCGAAATATCCTCCTGCGTAGCCGCAGCCCGGCTCAACCGAAATCAGGTCGGGATGCGCGTCGCACACCGGCTTGTTGCCCGCCCCCCAGGTCGCAAGGATGAAGTCCAGCGGCTCCTTGCGTTTCCAGATTTCCCCGATCGCGTTGCGGAAATAGGTCCGGTAGCAACTGTCCTCGACATTGAACTTGAACGTCTCACGGCGAAAATCGAAGCCTGGATAGGCGGCGTCCAGATCGCGCTGCGTCGTCACGGCGACCAACTCGTCCGCATCGACCGCGGAACGCTCGTGACCATAGAAAAAGACGGTGTGGCCGAGCGACTTCAGCATGGTCGTCAGCTTGCGGGCCTTCTGCGTGTAGGCGCAGGCCATGTAGTCGTCATTTGCGATCGTGTGCGGCGGGGTCAGCATGTGAAAGCGAAATGCCATCTCGACTATCCAATCAGATCGATATGATTATCGCAACGCCATTGCCACCAGGGCCGCCGGCACCGCCGGTCGCACCGGCACCGCCTCCTCCACCGCCGCAGCAAAGACCGCCGCGGCCGCCGGTTCCGGCAATTCCGACGTTATTGGAGCCGCCCCCGGTGCCGCCTGTAAACTCAAAGCGTCCAGGAAACTGAATTCCGTTCATGCCGGAGTTGTTGCTCGTGCCGCCGGAGCCGCCAGGGATCGTCGGAAAGTACGCCGCCGCTAGCGTGGTCATCGCACCGCCATTGAAGTTCGTTGTCGTGCAGCCAGCCCCGCCGGAGCCGCCGCCGAACACGAAAAAGTCGCCCACAGTCGCCGTGATCGCCGTACCATTCGCGCCAGTCTGCGCCCCGCCAGCCTGGCCCGCCTGCCCGGCGTAGGAGAAGAATGATCCAAGATGCCCAATGTTGCCGACGAGGCCTGCCCCCGTCGCCGAGGTTGCTGCGCCGCCCGAGGAGCCAGAGCCGTTATTGCCAGCGCCACCGCCGCTGGCGCCGATGATGTAGAGGCCGTTCGTGTTATTCGGGACCACCGAGATGACGCTGGATTGACCGGCACCGGAATTGCCGCCCCCGATCCCGACAAGCACGTAGAGCTCTTCGGGCAGAATAAAAGCCGGGCCAGACCAGATTGATCCAGAGCCGGCCGCGCCGCCGCCGCCCCCGCCGCCGGCATTGCCGGCCGCACGGGTGAAGCCGCTGCCGCCGTTGCCGCCGCCGCCCCCTAGGATCATGTGGACGAGCGTGCAGCCCTTCGGCTTTCTCCACCGCTGCCAGAAGTTCGCGGAACCGCCGGCGTTCGCATTGAAAAACTGGACATCGCCGATGCCCTGATCCGGCCACGCGAACTGATCGAACAGCATCAGTAGTCGCCGCCGGTCACGGTCACCGCCCAGCCGGTTCCGGCGCTGCCGGTCGACGTCTCGAACGAAACGCAGATGCCGTACTTCGCTGGCAATGTCTCGTTGATCGGGATGATCGGATTTGAGCCTTGCAGCGTCAGGCTAGTCGTCGTCTGCGGAAGCGAGACTTCGGCGAGCGCGGCCATCGTCGTTGCCGTGTTCGTCGTGCCTCCCGAGAAGCTGGTGCAATCCGCGAGGCAGGCCCAGAGGCGTGCCTTGGTCGCGGCTGGGCTGCCTACGGGAACGAAGCGCACGGCCCTGACATAGCTTCCCGCGTTCGACCCGGCGAGGAAGCACAGGTACATGTTTGCGCCGGTGCCGTCCTCGGCGGTGTTAGCGCTCGGCCCGACGATCGTGCCGGAACTGTGCGCCTGCGCGCTGTCGATGCGGGGTGCTCCCGTGTAGATCGGCTGGACATTGGCGGTCATCGGTCGATCCTATGGGTTGAAGGCTGCGCCGTTCGATGTGAGCGGCAGCGTGTCGTAAACCGTTAGGCTGTTCAGCAGCAGCGGCGACAGGAACGTCAGCGCGGCACCACTGACGCCGGTCGCACCCGTAGCCCCAACGCCGGTTGAACCCGTTGGCCCCGTGGACCCCGTCAGCCCCGTAGCTCCGGTCGGTCCGGTGAGCCCAGTGAGGCCGGTCGCGCCAGTCGGGCCTGTCAAACCCGTCGCCCCTGTCGCGCCCGTCGGCCCGGCCACGCCGGTTGCCCCCGTCGACCCAGTTGGCCCCGTCGGACCCGTGAGGCCCGTCGCACCCGTCGGCCCGGCGACTCCCGTTGAGCCCGCATCGCCGGTTACCGAGTACGTCAGCACCACCGGATCGCCGTTGCCGAAGGGCGAGTTGGCGCTGCTGCCCGTCTCGGTGATTGCGAATTCGCGGTAGCCGGTGTGCGGCGTGCGCGACGTCAGGTTGAATTCCAGCCAGTTCGCGAGGTTCAGCGGGTTGACCAGGCGAAGTTGCCCCTTGATGGCGGACGTGCTCGCGTCGAGCGTGTCGAGCACCGAGGTCCAATCCGATCCGTTACTGTCGAGGACCGAGACATAGGCCGCCGTCGCTGTGTTCTGGACGGACTGATTGAGCCGGAGGTTTCCTGATCCCGGATCGCTGTTCGTGGTGGTCGTCGAGAACGCATAAGAGATCGTGATGCCACCGCCGACTGGGCCTGTCGCACCCGTCGATCCGGTCGGCCCGGTGCTTCCGGTCGCTCCGACTGGCCCGGTTGCTCCCGTGGACCCTTGCGGCCCGGTCGCGCCAGTGGTTCCAGTGGGACCCGTCGGCCCCGCGATGCCGGTTGCCCCGGTCGAACCCGTTGGACCGACTGCCCCAGTCGCACCGGTCGAACCTGTGGGACCGGCCACACCTGTCGCGCCGGTGGTCCCGGCGCCGGTCGGGCCGGTCGGTCCCGTGGCGCCAGTCGCACCAGTTGGCCCTGTGAGGCCGGTTGCGCCAGTTGGACCGGTCGGTCCGACGACCCCCGTCGCACCGGTCGAGCCGGTCGAGCCAACGGCACCCGTCGCTCCTGTTGGGCCGGTCGGTCCGGCCACGCCGGTGGCACCGGTCGAGCCCGTCGGCCCGGCAACTCCGGTGGCGCCCGTTGAGCCGATCGAACCCGTGGCACCTGTTGCACCTGTAGGGCCGCCGCCAGGGCCAGTGGCACCGGTGATCCCGGTCGCGCCTGTGGCACCAACGCCGGTCGCGCCCGTCGCACCGGCCGGTCCCATCGGACCGATAACGCCGGTGGCGCCGATGCCACCTGGCACCGGCGGATAGACGAAGTCGCCACCAGGCGAGATCGAATCTTCCTGGACAATCCTGATGGTGCCGGCGCTGTTCAGCCGCAGGATGACGGTGTGTGTGACCGAGTCGTTGTTGTGCAGCCGAACCTCGGTGGCCAGCCGGTTCGTGCTCGGCGCCGGCGCCAGCACCGCGGTTACCGGCGTCGTGCCATTCGATTTCGCGTAATTGTTGCCGTAGACCGCAAGGCCGCCGGTGACGTCGGTATAGGAAGCCGTGATGTCGCAATCCGCCGTCGACTTCGGCTCGCCGAGGACGAATTCCAGCGACTTCGATGTGGTGTCGAGGTTCATGCGCCTGGGCCAAGCAACTGCAGCGCTACGTTGAACGCCGTTGCCCAGTCGGACCAGGTCTGAAACCGCTCAGGCCGCGGTGCATTCACGGCAGCGATCCGCGGCAACGCGATGACGTAGGCCGCCCACTCCCGCCAGCGCTCCGGATCCAGCAGCAGCGGGATGGTGCCGAAGGGCGACAGCAGCGGCGTCGTCCGCGCCGCCCACTCGCGGGCGCCGAGCAGGCGGGGGTCGATCGTGATCGTCACGAGAAGAGCCTCGCCGGGCCGACATCGGAATGTTGCAGGTTCCGGCCGCAGATGTAATTTCCGCCCAGCACGTTCGACTCGACGTGCAGCCGCATCAACCGAGAGGCCATCGTTGGTGTGAAGCTCGCGAATTGCTCCTGCGGAACGCCCGGAACCTGTGGGATGACGATGGCCGGTCCGGAAATCTCCGGCGAACGCGCGTTTGCGGCCCCAACCAACCACGCCGACAGGTCGCCGACTTGCTCGAGGTCTGGCTCGAACTGGTGAAACGAAACACCCTCGTTCGCCGGGGGCGTCTGTTTCGGGCCGCCGAACCAGCCCGTCTCGAAGAAGCTGCGCACCGGGGTCGACGCGGTGCCGACCACCTCATCAAGGCCGGTCTCGTGCTGCCACAGCGAATAGCCGTGCGCGCCCGGAACTGAACCGGCCATCACCGGGAACTTTACGCCTTGGGCGAAATAACCGGCGCTGCGGCCGCCGTTCGGCAGCGGCGTGTCGTACCAACAGTTTTCGCGCACGTTGAAGATGATGGCGTAGTTCGGGACCGTGCTGCCGAACATGCAGGCGCACCACCAGATCTCCCCGTAGCGCGGCACCTTGAAAGCGAAGGTCTGCGACTCGTACCCCGGCGTCAGGTTATCGAAAAACCAGTCCTGGTTCTGGCTATTCGGCACCTCGACGGCGGTGCCGTTGAACACCAGGAAGCGGTCAACCGCCGCCCAGAAATAGAGCGTGTCGTACTCGATCACCGAGGCGGTGGAGAGGATCGAGGCCGATGGCGAGATCGTGTTGAAGGCCCAAGCCGGCGCGCCGCCGATGAAGGTCGCGGTGATCACTTCGGAGAGCGACCAGAACACGGCGGCCGGGCTTTGTGCACCACCGCCGCGCAGCGGCATGCCGGCGATGATCTTCTGCGCCGAAATCCTGGCGTTGCCGGCGCCGGTCGATCCTTGCGAGACGCCGAGGTAGAGCGGAAGGTTCGGCGCGCTCCACTGCACGAAGCCGTCGATGTCAAAGCCGAACACGAACGGCGGCACAGCCACGACGCCACCAGCGAGGGTCGGCTGCACCCAGGTGCCGCTCGGCGGATTCGGGTTGCTGAAGGGCGCCAGGGGCGTGGCAAGATCGATCTGGCCGATGTAGGGCGTGTTCTTCTGCTGGCTGGCCAGAAACTCCTGATTGGGCACCGCCAAGGCGATGAGCTGCACGACATTGCTGGTGGTGTCGAAGATGGCATCGATCGTCCAGCCGATATTGACGCCGGCCGGGAACGCAACCGGCGTCCGGTCCAGGATGCTGATCAGGTTTCCCTGGGTGTCCGTGATGAGCTGCTGGATGCCGTTTTGCGTGCCGACGTGGATGATGACCTCGTCGCCGCGGTAAAACATATGGACGCGGCGCGGGATGCCATTGAGCGAGCCGGTGATCTGCCGGTAGCCCGGCATCTTACGCGGCCGCCCGAGGCGCCACCTTGTCCAAAGTGCATCCAGGTAGCGGTTGGCGTCGAGCTTCGTGCCGTCGCGCTGGGTGCCTGGTTGGAAGTCGAGGAGGGACGGCTGCCCCATGCGTCAGTGCCCGAGCGCCAGATAATTGAAGGTCAGCGACTCCGACGCATCGCCGTAGACCGGGACGCCAGCGGCCGCCAGCGCACCAAGGGCTAGTGGATGCACCGAGATCGTCCCCGACGCGCCGGTGATCGTAAGCTGCACGTTCAGGCAGGCGGTAGCGAATGGGCTGGCGAAAGAAATCGTGCCGACGCCGCTAACCGTCGCGCCAGTCCCCCATTGCTCTACGAGGCCGCCGGGAAGATCTTGGCTGCCGACGACAGTGAGAGTGTTCGCGAACTGCGAGAAATTGACGGCCTCGTTGCCGGTCGTGCCAGGCAAGGAGACCAGCAGGGATCCGGTTATCGTCGAGTTGCCGGTGACGTCGAGGCCGCCGGCGACCGCAAGTCCGCCGTTGATCGCGCCGCCACCTGAAACGCCCAGGCCGCCGGCATCGATCATCACGCCGCCCGCAGTCACCACGAAGCCGCCGGCCGTTATCGTCGCGCCGCCAGCGGTCACGGTCAGGCCGCCGCTCTCGATGGTGAGCGCCCCCGTCAGCGTACCGCCGCCGATCGGCAGGCTGAGGAACAGCAGCCACCATGCGCCATTCGCATCAGTGAAGACGAACGCGGACGATCCTTCCGGGATGGTGAAGTCGGCGGCCGCGGAACCGCCCTGGATGGCATCGCTGGCCTGTGGCGACAGGATGACGTCGCCACCTTCGGCGAACACGAGGAACGAGAACCGGTTCGTCAGGCTGGTGGTGAGCGGCAGCGTGAGCGTCAGGCCAGCAGTGCACACGAATGCCGTGTTGGTCGATGACGGCGCGAGCGTTTGGTCGGTGCTGATCGTCGATTCGGCGATATTGACGCCGGACAATCCGAGGAGCGCCACCACAGCCGTGGTCGTCGGCGCGGTGAAGATCGATATGCCGACGCTGGTGCCGCCGAGATTGGTCAGCGCGCCGTTCGCGTTGTTGGCACCCGTGCCGCCGGCGAAGATCGGCAGCACGCCAAGCTGCGCGCCGACGGTAATGAAGCCATCGCCGGTGCAGAAGATAAAGCCGCTGAGAAGCGGGAGCACCTGAAGCGATGACGCGCCATTGATCTCGTCGGACCCAGAGCACGTGAAAGTCACCGGTCCGGTCCCATCGTTGCGGAATGCGCAGACCCAGCCATCTCCGAGCGTCGCCGAGGCGCCAAGCTGGAGCGTGCCGGTGGCGCCAGTCCAGTCCAGCACGGTCGAGCGCGCCGAGGCGCCGACGGTACCGGTGCTGCTGACCTCCGTGACAGGCCAGTTGATCTGCAACTGGCTGCCGACCGCCTGAAGGCCGTACCCGGCCAGCGCTGCGGCCACGGCCTGCGATACCGTCGAGCCGATCTGGACCGCCCGCCAAACGCCGTTCGCCGTGGTGTTGTTCGTCAGCGTAATCAGCCAAGTCTGCGTCGTCGCGATAACTGCGATCTGGTTTCCGGACTGGTCCGTGACGGTGAAAGTGTTGGTTCCGACGTTCGAGATAATCGACTGCACGCCGGTGGACCCGGTCGAACCGGATGGCATCTGCAACTGGAGGCTCATGGCCGTTGCGGTGATGTCGAGTTGCGTCGCGACGACCGGCTGCCCCTCGGTCGTTTCAAGCGGCCACACCAGCGCCGTGTTCGTCGCGATCGAAAGCGCGAGGTAGGACGGCTGCGCGGGCCGGATGGCGACGCCTCCGAAGGCGTTCGTGAAGCTGCTACCAGCCGTCATCAGATGATCCTCTCACTCATGGCCGGTTGCGCTCCGACGTTCTGTCTAAAATTCGTTGCAAATCCTGGGACCCCAAGCTCTGCAACTCCATCTGCCACAAATCCTTCCACACCGGCAGCCTCGGGTCCTCCTTCAGGAATGGCTCGGCCTCGATCAGCGCGCCATAGAGCAGGGCGTTCGGGGTGTAATTGCTGAAGAAATTCTCCTGGTTCGTGGCGTCAAGAAGCGGCGGCTGCATGTAGCAGTTGAACTCGGCCGGATAATCCTGATCCGGCGTCGGCGCGATCAGCCACGCCTGATAGGAATAGTCGGAATAAAAGGCCGGCGGGTTGAGCGGGTCGGTCGCGGTGCTGTCGGGCCAATAGTTGCGGCAGTACTCGTAGCTGCGTGGGAACAGTTGCACCCTGGTATTCTGGCTCGCGCCGGTCCCGTAATTGATCGAGATCGTGGCGCGCCAGCGGTCCGGCTTCATCACCACTGCGTTGCCGGCTTGCAGGCCAGCCGGCGCGTCGACCAGCACCTCCCATTGCCCAAGTAGCTTCAGCATCTGGGCGAGCTTTCGCTCGGCTGCATTGATCAGCCGCGGGAGTTGGTTGAACACAGTCGGGTCGGTGACCACGCTGCCGCCCCTCTCTAGATAATTTTGCATATCCGCAACTAAAGAGGAGAAATTTACCGTCGTTGGCATGTCAGGTGATCCCGTAGAAGGCCATCATGTTGCTCTGGATGAGCGTTAGGTCGCCGCCTCCCGTGTTGAGGGTGGTGCCGCAGATGTGCTCGATGCGATCGCCGGCGAATGGCGCCGAGCCGAAGGGCCCGACGTTCGCGATTTCGCCGAGAGCATACACGCCGCCGCTGCCGAGCGTGTTGCCGTACGCCACCGCAGTCTGTGCCACGCCGTTGATGTAGAGCGTGTTCTCGCTGCCGTCGAATACCGACCCGACCAGCCATAGGATTCCAGGCGTCGCGGTGCCGGTGGAGAGCGTCGAGCCGTCCGCCAGCGCCCGCATGGCACCGCTGGTGGTGCTGCCATTCAGCAGCAGCAACGCCGCAGAGGTCGTCGTGGTGTTATCGTTCGAATCGCCAGTGTGGGTGAATGACGCGATCCGCCCGCTGGCATTGCCCATCCCGCTCTTCGGCCGCACGACATCGAAGCACCAGAATTTCGCGCTGGCGCCGAAGCTGACCGCCATCGGGCCCGGCGTCAGGTCGCTGTTGACGACCCCGTTCCACGATCCTGAAGTCAGGTACGGGCCACTATTGGCCGCCTGGAGGCCGTTGTAGCCGGTCGAGAACATGGGCATCACGGCGCCGCCGTGCACTGTTGTCTGTGCGTTCAGCGCGCCCGCGGCGGTCGTGAGCGGGCAGTAATGCGAGAAAGTCGGCCGGCCCATGAAATTGGAATTGCCGGTCTGGTCATTGAGGATGCCGAGGCCGACCGCCTGGTTGCCAGCCGTCTGGCCGGCCGCCAGCGCCAACAGAGTATTGGTGTCAGCCAGGCCGAGCCGCGTGAATCCGATTTGCGCGTGCGACGACCCGCTTCCCTTGTCGAAGGCGTTGTAGGCGAACGATGCGGTGCCCTTCAGTTTGCGCGCGATCGAGCCGGCGAAAATGACGTTGGTCGAGCCAGTCAGCAGGTCCAGCAGCGGCGTCGGCGCGACATTCTGGCTCAGGATCGCCGTCACGGGGTCGGGACCGCCGTGAAGGTGATGTTGCCCTGCGCCTGGGTGAAGGCACCGGTGCTCTGCAATCCGAGCCATTGCCCCGTCGTGAGGGTCGGGGTGGCCTCGAGGGTGAGGGTCTGGTCGGCCGCGGGCGTTCCGTTGCAATCGAGCGCAACCGTGGTGAGGGCGGCCCCGGCCGCGATCGTGGTGCCAGCGTTCACCACCACCGGCTGCACCGTGCAGGCGGTCCCTTCGGCGATCTCGATGCGGCCGACAGCCGAGGTGATCGTGAGGTTGAACGGCGCACGCAGGATGGCGAGGTTGCCAGGATTGGCGCCGGAAAGGAACGAGACCGGCAGGATGAACGACACCGCACCGGTAGCGCCGGTTGCACCCGTCGCCCCTGCCCCGGTCGCCCCAGTGGCACCCAACGGACCTGTAGCACCCGTGGCACCTGTGGCGCCACCGCCTGGGCCGGTTGGCCCTTGCACGCCTGTGGCGCCGGTAGACCCTGGAGACGGTCCGGTCGCACCTTGTGGGCCGGTCGCTCCCGTGGCACCCGTCGGCCCACTGGCTCCGGTCGCGCCGGCGCCAGTGGCACCCGTCGCGCCTGTCGTGCCGACACCCGTGGCGCCCGTCGGACCCGTTGCGCCGGTGCTACCGAGCCCGGTGGCGCCCGTCGCGCCGAGCGCGCCGGTGGCACCTGTGGCGCCCACGACGCCCGGCAAGTCCGAAGCATCGGCCTTCCGCGCGATGCCGCCCTGCGCGACGACGATCAGGTCATTCGGCTGGATCGGCAGATCGACCGGCGGCAGATTGGGTATCGTGATCGGTGCGGGATTGGCCGTGTCGCTCATGGGTCCATCATTCCGCTACGGTAAGAACAAACCAATGCACAACCAGACGACCTTGAAGTCCGTTACCTCTCGGCCTGTGCCCGGCGGGAAGTTCGGCGGCGTCGCGCCGGAGAGGCCGGGGACGATGCACACGTACGCCCATGTGTGTGACGCGCCCGTCGCCGTTGGTCCGACCGGATTGTTCGGCGTCACCTCGAAGCCAAGCGGATAGAAGGTGTTCGCCGTCCACGGCTTCGGCTGCTGCTGCACCTCCACCGGCGGCGCCACCGCCAGCAGGTCCGGCTGCGGCAGCGTGTTGTCGACCGCGATGATGTTGCCCGTGGTCGTGTTGATCACCGCCTGCAGCGGCGTGATCGCGATGTTCATCGGTCCCGGCGCCAGCGTGCGATCGGGGCGCGGATGGTCGAGCGTGATGTTCTCGGTCTCGCGGGACGGCAAACGGTACGGATCCAGGGTGTCAAGATCTCGATCACATACAAGTACGCCAGGGTAGTTCGGGTCGGGCGTCAGCGCATCGTACGGAAATTTGCAAGAGCATCGCCCACAGATGGCGATAGCAAATTTGTTCCTGCCTCTCGTGTCAATAAACTTCGGCATCAGCTAATCGCCTCTCTGCGACGCGCCCAGAGATCGAGATGCGATCTTGACATCTTCTCCCTCGTTTCGTCGCTGACCCTGATGCCCTTGCGCCTTCCTTTCATCTTCGCGGAGAAGGAGGCCACGTTCTCCGGCTTCGCCCACCTGATATGATTGCGCTCTGCGGTCCACACGGCAAGCGCTGCTTTCCTGGCCTGCCCTCGATCGCTTTCCCAGAATTTTGCGATATTCAGGCGCCGACGCGCGCGGCGCTCTCCTGCCGTGGGCGGTATCGGCTTGGGCGGCGCGGCCGCTCTGATCTCCGCCTGCCGCGCTGTCGCGATCTCGCTCAGTCGCGTGCGCGTCTCATCGGAATGGCGCTTCCCGGCGTGCGACGTTCGTTGCCGCTCGACGTAAGTTGGGTTCTTCCATCCCTCTCGCTTGCGCCTCCGCATTTCTTCCTTGTGCGCGGGGTCCGCATAGTACGCCGCCAACTGCCGGGCGACGGTCTCGCGATGCGCGAGGCTGTCCCAAAGCCGCTTCTGCGCTGCCGCTCGACGGGCTTTGACGGCTGGAGAGCACACTGCGGCGAAAGTCCCTTTCTCGCCTCCATGGATGTTGAAGCCGCGCGGCCACGCCGTTCCGAGCGCGGCGATGAATTCGAGCTCCCTCGCGTGCGTCTCCATTCTGTTTTCACAGACGCAAAGAACTTCGAAAGCGAATGCCGCCGGTCCATGCTCGGCGACGGCCTCTCGCAGCAGGCTTGAACTGCGCCCGCGGAAATGCTCGTACCGCCGGCGCTCTTTGTTCATCGTCATCCCGACATAGGCCATGCCGGTCGGAATGCAGGTGATCTTGTAGACCACCCATTCCTCGGGTAATTTCGATGCAGCCATGACGAGCTTACTCCTCGTTGGGGTCAGGGGCGCTGGCTCGCCGCACGCGACCAGCGCTCCGATATTCTCTCGTATCCGCGAAGTAATGGCAACAATATTCATCGCTGCATTACCTCGTGTATGCTCTTAAGTTCGGCGCCCATCTTATTGGTGCCCTTGTCCGCTCCTCGCTCCAGCAAAGCGCCTCTGCCTTCGTCGCCTTCTGCTCGATCTGCTGGATCAACTGCTGCCGCGCCAAGACGGCGTACGGGCTCGATTGCTGCGCCGCGACTTGGTCGGCGGTCGGCGGGATTTCATAAAACAGGGTCGAGGCGAGGCGCCAGATCGTTGCCTCCAGCCATCGTTGCGGCACTTCCAGGGCGTTCGTCAGCGAGCCGACATCCTGGATGTATCGCCGCACCAGCGCCGACACCGCGCCGTTGTAGAAGCCCGTCACGTTCGGCGTCGGCCACAGCTTGATCACCGGCTGCTTGAGCTGCCGGTCGATGTAGCTCGAATTCGCCTGGTTCGACTGGAACATCTTGTTCGGCAGATTGTAGTAGTCGTCGATGTTGAGCGGTCCGATTTCGATGTCCTGGCCGTTGGCGAGGCCGAACTGCACCTGGTTGAGCGTCCATGATCCCGTGACAGGAAGCACCAGCGCGACGTACGAGGCCGTGATCGACGTTTCGAGGTCGTAGTAGGCCCAGGTTCCGGGCGTGTAGGTCGCGCTCGGCAGCGTTTGCGCGACGGTGAAGGTGACACCATCAACCGACGTCTGAAGCTGGAGCGCGGCGGTAACCGGCGTGCTGCCGCCCTGGATAACGCCGACGGTATCGAGTTCGGTCGGACCGCCAAATGCCACGATGACGCCCGGGTTTGGCCCGGCGATCGTGATGTCGCTGTTGGGCGCGCCGGCGAACAGGACGGCGGCGTTGCTGCCATCGGTGCCCGTTGCGTTGCCGCGGTAGGGCTGTAGGATGCGCCAGTAGGTGTGGAAGGCATCGACGGTGCCGACCGGCATCGGAACGTCCGGCGAGCCGATGACAGGGCCGAGCAGGATGAATTCCCTCGTCCACAACGGAAATCCGGCATTCACCCACTCGCTTGCCTGGCTGAACAGGAGATCGAGCGCGATCTGCTGCTGCTCGCCGGAGAGCCGTTCCGGCTGCAAGCCGGCGCGCCTGACAGCGTGATCGATCACCTTCTGGACGTTGAACGGCGTCGCACTGACGGTGCCGCTGGTCGTGCCCATGCCTGTAACGGTGCCGGCCATCTCAGGCTACCACCGGAAAAGCGGCTGGTAGCCGGTCACACTGCCGCCCTCGGCCTTATGCTTGGCAGTCTCGGGCAAATCGCGAACGCGCTGGCCGTGCGTCGCCTCAATGAAATGCTCGGCGACAGCGGGCGTCATGCCGTGCTCGGCCTCAGCCTGCTTCGGGTGAGCCGCGATCCATCGGACGTATCGGTTTTGGCGTTTCGAGACGACCGGCACAGGGGCTGCCTCCATGGTCGTGGAGAGGACAGCCAGCGGACGGCGCGCCGGCCCGGTGCGCTACTCTAACAGGCGCCGCCGCCCCGCGCCATCGGCTATCCGGCCTTGAGTTCGCCGACCGCCGCTCCGGGAAGCTCGGGCTCTCCAGCCGGTTCGGCCGTCGGCTCGACGCCAGCGACGGCGCGCACCAGCTTCGCGATCTTGGCGAGTTGCCAGCCGATCTCCGCTGCGCCCTCGACGCCGCTACCGGCATCGGCGCGCCACTCCTTGCTCCACAGGTCAAGGCTGCTGGCTTGGGCCAGCATCACATCGCGCTGCATCGCCATAACTTATGCCTCGTGATGCGCGCGGTGCCGGCCGCCGCGCTTCATCTGCGGGATGCCCTGATCGCTGCCGGCCATGTCCGGTTCGGCACTCGGTTCGACGCCGTAGCCCATCTGGCCACCGGGCATGCTGTTCCGCGGCGATGTCGTGTGCATCGGGTTCCGCGGCGGCGTCTCGATCGGCGAGCGGCGACGCTCGGCCGGCGGGATCATGCTGCGCGGCAGGCGCGTGCGGCCGCCCATCGCCATGCCGTCGCCATCCGTGTCGGCAACCATGCCGTGGCGGCGGTGGTGCTCGGCGGCGCCATCGTTCACGTAGGTGCCATCGCCGTGGCCCATGCCACCGCCAGCCGCCATGTGCGCCGGCGTCCCGTCGGCATGGTGGTGCGAGATGTGGCCATCCGGGTGGTGCACCGTGTGACCGCCGTGGGCGTGATGGTGGAGCACGCGGCCGTCGGCGTGGTGCTCGACCCGGACGACATGGTGCCCGTGCGGGTGCAGGTGGTGCATCGCGCCGCCATGCGCCTCGTGTTGCACCGGCGAGCCATCGTGGTGGTGATGCGTCACGTGCCCGTCGGGGTGATGGATGGTGTGGCCGCCGTGCTCGTGGTGCACGATGTGGCCACCGCCGGCGTGCGGCATCGGCTCACCGCGGGGGCAATGCCCGTGCGGATGATGCTCGCCGCCGTGCGCCATGTGGGCGTGGCCGCCGTGCGCGTAATCGTGCGGCGGACCCTCGCCGGCTTCCAGCGGCTCCGGAACGTGCTTCGGCCCGCGGGTCGGCACGTCCTGCGCGTAGGGCGGCGATGCCGTCTTCGGGCCGGTTCCACCCTCGGCAGACCCTTTGAAGCCGAAGTCCTTGGAAAAATGCTCCGGGCCGAAGTCCTGGCCGTCGGCAAGATGTCGAATCGCCATGGTGATGGCCTCCTACTTTTTCTTCCGACGCGGCGAGAGGTCGCCGCCGGTAAGGCGAAGTCCGAACCGCGCGGCCTGGCCGAGCGATCCCGGGGAATCCTTGTGCTCTTCCATGTACTGGTGTGCCGAGACGCCCTCGCGCTTGGCGCCGCGCTGCATCCGGCCGGGATGGCTGATCGCGCCCTGGATGAACTTGCCGCCCTTCGCCATCGCTGGGACGCCCTGCTGTGCGACCGGCGCCGGCGCGGCGGCGACCGGCGAACCGGCGGCGCCCGGCGCCAACGCGGCCATCCTGGCGGCCGCGGCACCGCGCGCGGCGGCGGCATTGCCGATCGCCTGACGGATACCGCCGACGCGGCCAGCCTGTACCAGACCATGTGCGAGACGCGCGGCATCGTGCACCGGCATCGTCACGCTGGCGTTGGCGAGCGGGCCGGGTTCGGCACCCTGCGCGAGCGGTGACGGCCTCGGTGCCATTGGCGCCGGCGCGCGCGCCATCGGACCTGCGGCTGGCGCGGGACCCGGCGGTGCCGCATTGCCCATCGCCGGGACGCCGGTCGGACGCCCTGGCATCGGCATCGCCGGGCCGCCTGCCTGGTAGCCTTTCGGGTCGTTGTAGGCGTGCGCCGGCGACGGCTTGCCTTGCGCGCGGCCGCCACGGGCCAATCCTTTTTCCTTGGCGAGCGCGGGCCGGTTCTCGACGAACGATCCGTCGCCGTATTCGTTGTCGTCGGGGTTGCCCGGATGGCTCATCGCGTCATGGCGACCGCGCGCCGACCCGGTGAACCCGAACGCAGGGTCGAAGTGGAAATCCTCACCAGGCTTCAGGAACCGCGGCGCCATCGTCAGATCCCCTGCTGCATGGACGTGAGCTGCACACCGCCCGGCGCTGTCAGCGTCAGCCGCGAGGCCCGCGCGACCGCCGGGATGGTCGCATCGAGGTCGCCGGTCGTTCCCTGCGTGCCGGGCACCGGGATCGCGATCGGGAACGGCTGTCCGGGCGGTAGCCACGTGCCGAAGACATCGTCGCGGGTGTAGTCGACCTGCCACGTCGGCGAGCCACTGAGCACGTGTCCGAACGCGGTTGCCTGGAAGTCGGTCTGGAACCCGCTCCACGGCACCCAGGGGCCCGAGGCCGTGCCGCTCGTCCCGACGGTCACGTTGCCCGTGATGGCGCCACTCGACGAGACCTTCGTCACGGTGGCGAAATCCTGTGTCGTCGACGCTGATCCGTCATCCGCCCCGGTGATCGTCTCCGAGATCGCCGCGCCGCCGTTGTTCTGCGGCCGCCCAGCGCCCGTGATCGTGAAGGTGATCCCGGAGTTGTCGCCAGTGCCAGCCACGACGATGCGCCGCGGCGCGTCCAGCGTGGCGACGCCGCCCGATACCAGCGAACCATTCAGCGTCAGATTGCCGGCCGCGCCGAGCGTCTGGCTCAGCGCGACGGCGGTCGCGACCGCTGCATCGATGGTAACGCTGGTGACGATCGGGCGCGACATGGTTCCTGCTATGCGCTCCCGGTCGCGCCGGTCGCCCCGGTGGCGCCGACCGTTTCGGGCACCCCCGCCGCCGGCAACGCCGCGATCGCCGCCGCGACCCTCTGATCGACGAGGTACTCGATCTTGCTCCACACGACTTCGTCGAGTTCTCGCGCGGGCGCCGCCAGCGATGGCGCAGCGGCAGCAGCCGGTGCGCCTGCCTCATCGGCGACGTGCTGAAGCGCCTCGCCAACGGCGGCATGAAGGTCGTCGAAGCTCGGCGATGCGCGGTTGCCGGCGCTGCCAAGCTTGGCCTTGATCCGCGCCAACCCGCGCTCCACGAAGTCCTCGAACGGCATGGCCGTCTCCTTCTCTTTCCGTCACCGGCCAGCAGCGTATCACGCCAGCCGCTAAGTCGCGACCTCGAGCGCCTTGCCCATATCGGCGGCCACCGGTAGCGGCACAGTGCCGTAGAGCGTGCCGGACTGGCTCGTTTCCCAGTGGGTCGCGCCGAAGAAGTTGGTGCGGCCGGTCAGCATCACCACGCCGCCGGCCGACCCGGACAGGTTCATCACCTGCGCCATCGTCGAGCTGCTGGAGAGCGTGTCGACCATGAAGTCGCAGTCCTCGAAGTAGCAAGCGCGATCGATGCCGGCGGCGCCGATCAGGACGTGGCTGCCGCCGGTGCCGCCTGCCGCCAGGTCGGCGACGAAGCGGCAGCGCTCGAAGGTAAGCCGCGGTGCGTTGCCGGCGATCTCCAGCGTGTAGTTCGCGGCACCGCGCTGCAGCGTGTCGGCGCCAAACACGCAGTCGGCAAACGTGCTCTCGCCGGTGCTGGTGTTGAACTTGAAGGCGCGCGCGCCGGTCTGGTTCGCCGTGCCGGTGGTTGCCGTCGCATCGCCGAAGCCCAGGAACTCCACGCCGCTGTAATTGTTGCGGCCGCCGCTGTCCTGCCAGCAGATCGGCGTCGTCGAGCCGGTGACCGGGAACCCGAAGAAGGTGCCGATATTGGCGAAGAGGCAGCCGTTGCCGGTGACATTCACCAGCGGCCCGAATGCCGCCGTCCCGCCGAGCGGACTGATCCTGGCGCGCTTTCCTTGCTTGATGCCGTTGCAGAGGCCGATCAGGTGCGTATCGTTCAGGTTCCAGGCGAGCGGCGCAGTCAGGTGCACCGTGCCGGTCAGGAAGATCACGTCGTTGTTGTTGTTCGACGCTGCGGATAGCGCCTGCCCGAGTGTGTTGAACGGTGATCCGACCTGGCCTTCGCCGGCGATCACGCCCGCGCCCTGCGTCTCCTGCACGAACCAGTAATTGCCGGTGAACGGCGGCAGCGCGCCCGACCCGAGGACCGGGATGCCGAAGGACGTGATCCCGTTGGGGAAGTTCGTCAGGCTGATATTGAGGGGCATCAGAGCCTCCGGTCAGTTCAAGAGGGGTGGCGGCCAGACGGCCGGCATCGGGACGACAGTAAGGTAGTCGCGCGGCCTGCCGTCGGAAGCCGGCGTGCGGGGCGCGTCGCAGGTGAGCGTGGGCGCAGCGTGGCGTTCGAGGTAGGCAATGGCGGCGCGGAGGCGGTCGGGGTCGTCATCGGCGCGACCGAGCAGCCCGTTGCACTTGCCGCATAGCAGCGCGCGCACCGCGCCGGTTTTATGGTCATGGTCGACGGCGAGGCGGCTGATCTTTTTCGTGCGATGGTCGACGCGGGTCTCGGGATTACGGCAGATCGCGCAGCAGCCGCCCTGAGCGTGGAACATCTCGGCGTACTGTTCGAACGTGATCCCGTAGCGCTTCCGAAGCTCGCCTTCGATCAGCTTATCCTTGTTGGCGGCATTCCAGTCGCGCATGTACGCCGCACGGGCAGCCTTCTCGTCGTCGCTTCGGCCGCTGGTCTTCGGCTCGCGCCAGTACCAGTTCCCCGGCCCGAGCGGCAGCGAATCGTCGCGACGGGTCAGCAGATGCGCTGGCGATGGCCGGCTGTCTCCAACGTCCGCGACGAAAGCCCAGAGGTCCCGCCAGCGTGCGTCGGTCCTTTGGCTATGCGTGCGCATCAGCATATTCCACACACCGTAGAGAGGGTGCTTCTCGCGCGCTCCCCAATCTGCCGGACGGGTTTCGAGGACATGCTCATGCCGCTGCCAGCGCTTCAGGTGCTTCGCGCACATGCCGCGCGCAGCAACCATATTGAGGCATCCGCCGACCGAGCATGTGGCGATGGCGGCTTGCCGAGGCGCTGGGTCGGCCGTCGTGCCCGTGCGGGCCTGCCGATAGTAATGCTTTCGGCAGAGGCCCTTGGCGACCGCGCGCTCCCCGCAGCCGTCGACCGAGCAGGGGCCGCCACGCTGTGGGAGGTCTGTCGTTCCGTGGCGCCGGAAGCGCGCGTAGTGCGCGCGGCAGAGACCGCGCGACTTCACCGGCTTCGTGCAATTTGCCACCGAGCAACACCGTTCGGCTATCCTCTCCATGTCCAACTCCTGCTTAGCGTTCTGTATCTTTCACTACCACAGACGCCAGCAGAAGCAAGCTGTTTCAGCAGAAAATCCCAGCAAATAGGTGGCCTACGTGGGTGAACGCATCGGCCACATGCGCCGCCACGCTGGCGCCGATGGACAGAGCCAGGGCCATGCCTGGAGTTCCAAACACACCTCGTGGGTCGGTCCAACTTGGCCAGTAACGCTCGGTCGCCTTGAACCGCATGGTGTCGGTCTCGAAGTCGCCCTCCATCGAGCGCTTCAGGCCGCGGCGCATCATCAACTTCAGCCCTTCCGGCGCATCGGTATTGACCCACCAGGCGGTGTTGCTGGTCAGACGGCTCATGTTGTACTGGCCCTCGGACAGCAACTTCATCGTGATGATGGGGTTCACGTCGTTGTTCGCCGTGCCGGTCCGCAGCGCCGACTTCAGGATCGTCTCGGCCTGGAACACGTTCGCCGGCGCGCAGGTGATCGCCCGCGGCATCAGGCGGATCTTCTTGCCGTTGTTGTCGACCGCTTGGCGGACCTGCACCAGCATCTGCTCCAGCGAGGTCTGCGACAGCGCGGCCGCGGTGCTCAGCAGGTTGGAGAACGTGCCGTTCACGATCGGATGCGACGCCGAGTTGAGCTGCACCTTGTCGCCGCCCGGGTAGGAGGCGTTGAAGGCGAAGTTCAGCACGTTGGCGCAAAGCGTTTCCTTGGTCTCGATCAAGGACTGCCCGAGGTGCTTGGCATAGATCTGGCCGATCCGGATGTGGTCACCGTCCTCGACCAGCACCTGGGTGAGCGCGAAGGCGAGGCCCCAGACCCGGTACTGGTAGCGCTGCATGAACAGGACGCCGCCGGCCTGGTATTCGACCGGCTCGCCGTCGGGCAACTCGGGCGCGGCGCCGAAGCCGTACAAGACCGGCTCTTCATGGTAGTTGCGCGGGATACCCTGCTGCTCGCGGAATGGGCCGCGCCACTCGTCCACACGCTGTTCGTAGACGCCGTCGAATTCCTCGTTGAGGATTGGCTCAACAATCGCGCGGAAATCGGTACTTCTCATAGGAATGGCCACCTATGTATCTCCTCTACCTTGCTGTTTCTGCCGATTTCTGGGCGATAGCAGCGTTGCGGACAGGAAAGTTTGCGGAATATCCGTTCTTGATATTCCGGGAATTAAGGCGTATGTCATCAATCATAGAACCAGAGGAGTTAGACTGATGACCACCAACCTCTACGCCTTGGTCGAGGCTCGCCCAGGCCATCCGAACTTCGGACGGCCGTTTTACGTTGGCATCGGAACCGACAAGCGGCCTTACCGTCACATGCGAGAGGCTCGCTCGCGGAAGGGGCATCGCAACTGGCGACTTCAGGAGGTCCTGGCCAGCCATCAGGCGCTTCGGATTGCGCCCGGCGTTGAAATCTTCGGCGTCTTCGAGACTAAGGATGCCGCCGGAGAGGCCGAGAAAGAGGCGATCGCGCGATATGGCCGCATCGGCATTGAGGACGGCGGCATTCTCTGCAACCTTGCAGTCGGCGGACAGGGACCAGATGCCGCGCTGATGCAGATGCCGGAAATCCGAAAGCGGAACTCCGAAGCACAGAAGCGGCGCAGCCCTGAATCGCGAGCGCCTTCCATTGCGGCCCTCGCAGCCAGTCGGGACGATCCTGAGGTCGAGGCGCGACGCCGCGCCAACAGTCGGGAACCGCAGCGCTTGTCCTGGGCTGATCCAGACATCCGCGCGCGCCGCACCGACGCGATGATCGGAAAGGAGAAAACGATGACGCCAGAGGCCATCGCCGCTCGCCAAGCGAACGCTGCACTGGCCCAGGCGCCGGAGGCGAAGGCCAGCCACGCCCAAGGAATGCTTGGCGTATGGCAGAATCCAGAGCACCGAACCAAGCAAAGCGCGAGCAAAGCCGCCGCCTGGCAGGACCCTGAGAAGCGCGCAAACATGCTGGCTGGCCGCGGCGAGGGCATCGCGAAGTCGTGGCAAGACCCCGAGGTCCGCGCGCGTCGCATCGCTGGCATCAAGGCCGCCGCAGGCGCGCCAGCCGAGCCGAAGCCGACTGCCGATCCCACCGTCACTGCCGCGTCCCGCAGCGCTGCGATGACCGCGATGAACGCTGCCAAGACCACCGAGGAACGGAGTGCCGCACAGGCGCGCACGTGGGACGACCCCACCGTCCGCGAGCGCCGCGCTGCCGGCATCAAGGCTGCTGCCCAGGACCCTGCGCTCAAGGCGGCGCGGCTCGCGGCGATGCTCGCCGGCAAACGCCGGAAAGCCGCCGAGAGAGCCGCAGCCGCTGGCGAGCGCGTATAGCATCAGGCGATCGAGACCTGCGGCGCGCCGCCGACCTGGGCGCGGGAGACGCCGACGATCATGTTCGTGAAGGCGTCACCGCCGCCGAGCTGGTCGTTGACGCCGACGCCAAACTCTTCGAGGAAGAACTGCCCCTGCTGGCCGCTGCCGGCGCCGCCATGCAGCAGGCCGCACGCGCTGAGGCCGGTCGCGGTGCTGCCTGCGGTCGGGTTGGCGACGTTGAACTCGGCGCCCATCAGCGCCTGCGCGACCGAGCCGTCCGCCTGGACCAGGAAGCGCAGCGTCGGATCGCGCGCAGCCCAGAAATAGACGAACATATTGAATGTGCTGTCGTAGGTCTGGCCGTCGGGCCAGAACGGTGACACCTGCGGGCGGCCCCCGACCGGCGTGAATTCGACGCCGGCGAAGATACCCCAGATCGGGTCGGTGGTGGCGTCCGCCAGGACGATCACGCCGCCCTCGATGGTGATCGGGGCGAATTTGAAGATGTTGCCCGCCTGGCCGGAGGCGATGCCGAACGGCATCCGGATTGCCCGCGGCGTGCCGGAGAGACTGTTGATCGGCTGGAAGCCGTAGGGTGCCGAAACGAGGGCCATGGTTTTCCGTCTCCACTAAGCGGTTAAGCCTTGTGGGTCGGACCGGCGCGAAATCCGTCTCGTGTCAGGAGCGGCGAAAGGCTCCTACTGGACGAACTCCGGCGGCGGTGCGACCCGTCGCCCCAGTTCGGCCATACCGTCGCCTTCGGTGACTTTCGATCCCCTCCGGGCCGCGTCATTGCTGACGTTCCGGATCTGCGCCCTGATCTTTTCCTGCTCGGCCAGGGGCATGTTGTGGTGAACCTCACGCATGTAGCGGTTGTAGAGGCTCAGGGGGATGCGCATTGCCAGCATCTCGTTGACGGCGATCACACCGGCGTACTCGCCGGATGAGATCGTGACGCCCTGCCAACCGGGGCAGTCCTCGGCACGGATCGGCCTGTAGCCAATCCGAATGCGCCAGGAGATCGAGTCCCGTGCGTTGGTGGTCGTCGCCCAGAAAACGTGGAAGCCGGGCATCGCCGGAAGGTCCGGTAGAACGGACTGGATCAGTGAATCGCGGAACAACTCGAGGCGCTCGTCCTCGGTCATCTCGCGGTCCTCGGTGAACTCGCGGTCGTTGCCTTCTCGCTCGGCTGCGATACGCTCGTCCGACACGACATCGCGGGGCTGCCGCGGCGCACGCCCGGGGCCACGACGCGGTGGCTCCCCCGGCGCTGCACCAAGGCTTTCTTCCCGTCCGTCCACTCGGGCCTCCGTCATTGCCGAACCGTGCCGTTGGCGCGGTCGAACTCTTGGTACTGCTTCAGCACGCGGCGAAACCGCGTTTGGTCCTCGACGGTCGTGCCGTCGCGGCCGATGATTCCGGCTTCTTGCAAGGCGAGCTTGCGGGCCGGACTCAGGTATACTTGGTTGCCGGATGGACCGGCCGGCGGCCGATCACCGCCCCCTGGAACCATCGGGCCGCGGCGCTCGGGTGGGGGCGCCTGGCGGCGCTGGCCGTTCCCGTCGCCGTTGGCAGCGCGGCGCGGCGGTGGTGCTGATGGCTGCACCTCGCCGGCGCGGTGCGGCAGGTACTGCGTCATCAGCTCATCGAGCCGATCCCAGTACTCGAGGCCGCTGGGGTCGAAGCCCTCGCTGGCGACCTGGAAGTCGAGCCGCAGCGCAATGTCGCTGTCGATGTCGCGGCCGCGGGTTGAGCCGTCGGGCGCGCGGACCGTGGTGATCCAGTCATGCCGGCTGGCGAAATCATCGGCGAGCGCCTGTGCGCGGGCGGACAATGGGCGCGGGGCCTGCGGCTGTGGCTGCTGGCGCGGCTGCGCGCGTGGATCCGGCTGGCGCGGCGGCTGGTCGGTGCGGCCAAGCGGATCGCCGGTCGCCAGCATGTTCCGCTGCACCGTGAGGCGCTGCGTCTCCATCACGGCGTTGTCGCGAAGCTCGAGCGCGGCATTCAGCGCGTCGCCGTCCTGCGCGATCATCGCCTCGGAAATGCGCCGGCGCGCATCGGCGCCACGGGCCTGTGCTTCGGCGATGCCGCGATCGAAGGCCGCAAGCTGATCGGCAACGCGGCTTTGGTCGATCTCACTCAGTCGCGGCCCAATCTGGGCAAGCTGCGGTTCCCACTGCTCGCGCCAGGCCCGAAGCTCCTCGACCTCCCGGCTGAGACGCTGGTTCTCCTGCAACGTGCGGTCGCGGCCCTCACGGCGCGCGGCGCGGCGTTCGGCGGCGGTACGCGGCTGGCGCGGGCGCCCGGCGGCATCGGCGGCGGCGTCCTCGGCGGCCTGGCGCTCCACCAATGACCGCGGCCCGGCATCGATCTCGCTCAGCCGCGGCTCGGCCGGCTGCTGGTTGCGCGGCAGTGGGTTGAAATTGTCGTCGGTCTCGATGATCTCGAACGGCTGCTCGGGCGGCGTGCCGCGGGCGTCGCGAAGCTGCGGAGCGGCCGGCGCGTTGCGGGCCGGCGCGATACCGTCTGGAAGGGATACGGGGGCCGGAAGCAGCGGGCCTTCGCCGCCGTCGTCGGGATCGGTCTCGGTCAGATACTCGGTGTTCTGACCTGACATCAGTAGAACGCCTTCGCCATCAGGGCGGCGGTGGCATCCGGGTAGCGGCCCAGCAGCGCCAGGTCCTTGAACATCGCGAAGCGGACGAAGTCGGTGACGCGCACGTGCCGTACGCCGCCCTCTTCCGGCGCCGGCTGGGTGTCGGTGCGCTGGTACGCGACCGCCCAGGGATCGCCCTGGTATTTCGGCACCTTGACGAAGTCGCCGACCTTGCACCAGGCGCCCTCGGGCCATGGTTGGTAGGTGTCGCGGCTGTGGAAGCAGAGCGGCCCGAGCGCGATCACCTTGGCGACCTGCGTATTGTCGTGCTCAGTCTTCCGGGCGTCGCTCATCAGTTCCATACTGCCGGCCCGCAACTTCGGCTGGCGGATCATCACCAGAACGAGGCTGCCGAGCGGCTCGACGCCTGGATCGACGTCGGGGAAGGCTTCCTCGATCGAGTCGAAGTCGAAGCTGACGTTGTTGCCATCCGGGACGGCGTTGCTGGCGCGCGGGATGAACAGCTTCGGCTTGCCGGTGCGGTCGACCTCGGCGAAATGCTCCGCTGCCTGCTCGGAGAAGTCTCGGGCGAGCGGCGCGGTGCGGCCGGACGGCATCAGAGCTTGTCCCCATCGTCGTCGGTCCGCATGAACTCGCGGTATTTCTGCTTCGCCTCGGAGAACGCGGCGTGCTTGGCCTTCAGCGCGGTATCCACGTCCGGACGACCGAACGGGTTCTTCAGAAGATTTTCAGCGCACTGTGCCATTGCCTTGTCGAGCCAGAGTTCGAACGCCGTTCCGCTCATGTGGCGACAGCCTTGTGCCCAAATCGGGCGACAATCAACGGCTAGTGGCCGTTTAGTTATGAACCGTGTAGATATAGATTATTGACGCGCCGTGTGATCGCGTGGCCTAAGCGTGATTGACCGGCAACCACGGGGAGCGCGCGGTGGGCGTCCAGACCAAGGATCTGCTGAACCGGAAGGAAGCCGCCGAGCACCTGACGGCGCTTGGCTATCCGATTGCGCCAGGCACGCTCGCGAACCTCGCGCTGAAGCGCCGCGGGCCGCCCTACACGCGGTTCATGTGGCGGGTGGTGACGTACAAGCGGGCCGATCTGGAGGCGTGGGCACGCAGCGAGAGCGTGGTCGCCGGCGGCCCGCCGGTCAGGTAGCGGATACCATTGGGGCCGCCCCGACAATCCGGCAGCGGCCCCTTCTCGCGGTGTGTTTCGGTGTGCGGCTCAGCCGCCTGTCCGAGACAAAATCACAACGCTGCCGAGAGCGCAAGCCCCATGCCATCGCGCGGGAGAAAAGTGGGAGCGGGCCGTTTGATCTACCCAAGGACGACCTGGGAGAAACCCGCTCCCGTCAGCCCCGCGGGCGAAACCGCAGCCGAGCGACGTGACATGCAGTTTTCCGCCGCGCACTCACGAATCAGGAGTCGAAAGGCCGACGCGGCGCACCGGGTGGGAGTCTTGGTCGCCCGGCTCAGCGACCCTGCGCCGATCCGAGCAGGGGCGCAACGGTTATTCCGGCTTGATCTCGCTGCCGAGCGGCGCGAATGGCATCTCTCTCGACGTGGCACCGACCCACGGATAGCCAGCGCCGATCGCCAGTGCCTGCGCGATCAGCCACGCGGCCTGTCGCGCATCGGGCTCCGAGAATGAGGCGGAGAAGCGGCCATCGACCACCAGCGCGATCTTGTCGCCATCCCTGAACCCGGTCAGGCGCGGGATGATCCTGCCCTCAACCTGCACGCGCCACTCCTCGAACGGCCCGATTAGCAACGGCGGTTGCTCTGTGGGCGCCGGGAACGGCGTGACGTTGTCGGTCATGACGGCTTCCTGCCTTCCTCGAATTCCTCGCGGCGGTCCATGCTGTGGTGCACGAGGATACCCTCATCATCGGTCGGGCGGCACCAGCAGTCCTCTCGGGCTACATGCTCCCGCAGGTCGGTGATCGGCATGACGTGCGAGACGCCTGCAGCCTGGACCACGCGCCACTTGTCCCCGAGTTGCAGGTCCTCTGCGGCGACGGGGTGCGGACGCGAACTCTGTCCCATGTGGGGATCGCTCATGGCGGGAACGTCAGCGCGAGTTGCTGGTCGGACCGCTCGCGGTCGTAGACCTGGAAGTCGTGCGGGCCGCAAGGGATGGCGATCGGAGCGTCGGGCGCAGCCTCACGGAGCGCGGCCCGGACCCGGTCGATCCCGTCCCGCGGCGCGACGGCCTCGATGATCGCCCGTAGCCAGTTTGCGGCCTCCACCCACGTCGAGAAGCGCGCGGACGCCTGCCCGAGCCGGCCTTGGTAGGAGCCGGTCCACGCGGTCATCGACGCCGCGCCCAATGCTCGGCGGCGCCGGGAAGATGCGGCATCATGCCGAAGGTCTCATCGTCGTAGGCCCGGCGCTCGGCCGAGGTCATCGCCTCGTACTTCGCTCGCTCGGCCGCGCCCTGCTCGGCGATCTGTTTATCGAACGCAGCGCGATGCCGGATAACTTCCTCGGGCGTCCGCTTCAACGCCGAGCGCAAAATGTCCGCGAAGGCGGTGCCGCTGCATACGGCCATCAGGCCAACCCTTCAGGCGGGAACCCGGTCGCACACCACCACAGCAGGCCGATCAGCGCCAGAAACACGCCGCCGGCCAGCAGTGCCAGCGTCAGCAGCATCAGGCCGTCTTCTCGCCCGTACTGGCCGCGAGCCACAGCCGTTCCCGCAAAAGGTACCCCTCCAAGGACCAGATTTTCTCCCTGGCGCGCTCCCAGGCGATCTTGCGGCAGATCGCCTCATCGAAGTTCGCCGGGCTGGCGGCGGCGCTCTCGCCGATCACCTGGAAGCCGTTGCGCAGGGTCAGGCAGCAGACCGTCAGGGTGGTACCGGGGAAAACGTGGTACGCCTCGCCGACGATGGTGGCGTCGATCGCCGCCGGGTTCAGGCGCGGGGCGTTCAGGCCCTTTTGCTGGATTTCTTTCTCGATGGCTGCTTCGTCGGCGCTCATTGGCTCTGCCTCCGCGGGGAAAAACACGCCCGGCAGGATTTCCCGCAGTCTCGTGCCGGACCCATAGATCAGTTCTGCGGCTTTGGCGACGCCGAGCGTCACCAGGTCTTGCGCTGGTCGTTGGCGATCTTGTTCTCGGTGGAGGGCATGCCGACGCCGTTCGGGTTGGTCGCCGCGGCGTCGAAGTGGCCCAGCTTCACCCGGTGGTGCATCGGCAGCGGGGGTGCGGCTTCCTCGCGGGGTGCGCCGCCCTGTGTTTTCGCGGCGCCCCCGGTGAAGTGGGAGTCCTGACGGTCTACGGCCATGCTGGCCTCCTGCGGGTTCTCGGTTCAGTTGCGGACGCAGCATGGTATCATGCTTGCCTGCGCGACCGCCATACCCTAATCATTGCGCGCGTGACACAGGGGCGACCATGAGCATTCAGGTCATCGAGGGCGACAGCCTGCTCGTCCTGCCGACGCTGCCGGCGGACAGCTTCCACGCCATCGTGACCGATCCGCCGTACGGCTTGGAGTTCATGGGCAAGGAGTGGGACGGCTCAGACGGCTTTCGGCGCTCGCTCAACGCCGCCGACGCCGGCCGCGACGATGTGTTCGGCCGCACGTCGCAGAAGGCCCCGGAGTTCAAGACGGGCGCGAGCTGGCAGACAGGCGCCGGTTTCTCGAAGCCTGGCATCGGCGAGCGGCAGACCGCGTGGCCGTCCTTCACCGGTGGCAATGACCAGTTCGGGGGCGCCAACCCGACGTGCGCGACCTGCGGCGGTCGGGCGCGAGGCAAGAAGAAATGCGCATGCGTTGAGCCTGACTGGCGGGTGAAGGGTGCCGCTCCGGACCGGCAGTATGGCCGGCATCGCCAGATGCTTACCTATCAGCAATGGTGCGAAGCGTGGGCGCATGAGGCCCTTCGCGTCCTCAAGCCCGGCGGCCATATGCTCGCGTTCGGTGGCACGCGGACCTATCACCGGCTGGTGTGCGCGATCGAGGACGCAGGCTTTGAAATCCGCGACGCGATCATGTGGCATTACGGCAGCGGCTTTCCGAAGTCGCTCGATGTCAGCAAGGCGATCGACAAAGCGGCTCGGGCCGAGCGCGAGGTCATCGCGGAGGGCGCGCCCGTAAAGCGCATGATCCCCGGTGCCGACCAGGACGCTACCGGCTCGTGGGTCAAGGACAATGGCCGCGAGTTCGTGCCGACGCAGACCGTGCCGGCCACGGATGCCGCGCGGAAATGGTCTGGCTGGGGCACGGCGCTGAAACCGGCGACCGAGATCATCTGCGTGGCGCGCAAGCCGCTGATCGGAACCGTGGTGGCGAACGTGCTGGCGCACGGGACCGGCGCGCTGAACATCGATGGGTGCCGGGTCGATGGACCGATGGACGGCGTTTGGGGAACGAGCAATGCGACTGTCGGCAGAGATCGGATGTTCAACGCATCTCCCGAGATGGGCGAGTATCGAAGTGAAAAACATCCGGCTGGGCGATGGCCGGCGAACGTGATCCACGACGGCAGCGAGGAGGTGGTGGCAGCGTTTCCGCAAGCGCCGGGGCAGATGGCGGCTGTGCGGCCAGATAGCGGCACCGGGCAGAAAACCGACGGCATCTACGGCGCGTTCGGCACGAACAGCGATCATGATCCGCGAGGGGACGCCGGCTCTGCGGCACGGTTTTTCTACTGCGCGAAGGCTGATAAGGGCGACCGCGCCGACTCCAAGCACCCGACCGTGAAGCCACTCGCGCTGTTCGAGTGGCTGGTCAAGCTGGTGACGCCGCCGGGCGGTCACGTGCTGGATTGCTTCGCCGGTAGCGGCATCGCCGGTGAAGCGTGCATGAAGCTGGGCTTCGACTGCACCATGATCGAGCGCGACCCGCAGCACGCGGCGGACATTCGGCACCGGATCAAGCGGTGGTCTGGCCAGGATACGCCGCTTTTCGCCGCAGCCGACTGAGGGGCGCCATGGACGACAAGGCCACGAAGCAGGAAGTTCGCTACAGCGACCACGGCACCGACCGCGAGCACTGCCAGATTTGCCGGTACTATGTCCATGGCGGCGCCTGCACGAAGGTGGCCGGGCGCATCTCGCCGCAAGGTTGGTGCAGGAAGTTCAAGAAATCGCCGCATGCCGGTTACGGCGCCGGCGACCTGCATCCGCGCAGGGCGGCCTGAAGGTGTTCGTATCACACGAATACCCTGACCGGTGAGCGGCGCGGCCCAATATTCCGACCTCGACGACGCCGACATGGCTGCGTTCCGGGCGCGGCAGCGCTGGCTGCTGCAAGCCCGGTCGAGGCGCCGGCAGGGGAAGCAGCTACCGCCGACCGACGATGCCTGGGACATCCTGCTCTTCATCGCCGGGCGCGGCTTCGGGAAAACGCTCAGCCTCACGCAATGGGGCTTCTGGGAAGGCTGGCGCGCTCCCGAGATCATCGGCCACGTCGTGGCACCCACCTACAGCGACGCCCGCGGCACCGTGTTCGAAGGTCCGGCCGGCTTCAAGAGCATCATCCCGGCCGAGTGCCTGTGGCGCGCATCGTGGGACCGCGCATACACCAGCACGCCGCCGATCGAGCTCAAACTGTCGAACGGCAGCATCATCCGCGGCTTCGGCGCCGTCGAGGAAGCGTCCCGCCTCCGCGGCCCGCAGTGCCACTTCCTGCTCGGCGACGAGTTGCGCGAGTGGGACAAGCCGGCCGGCAACCTGGAACTGGCGCTCAACAACGCCCTGTTCGGCCTGCGGCTGCTTTACCCCGACGGCACGCCGGCGCGGGCATTGCTCGCCACCACCAGCAAGCCGATCCCGTTCCTGAAGCGCCTGCAGAAGCGCGAGGGCGTCCGCGTCGTGCGCGGCACCAGCTACGAGAACCTGCCGAACCTGTCGCCGACCTTCCGCAACACGATCCTGGCCATGGAGGGGACGAACCTTGGCCGCCAGGAGATCCACGGCGCGTTCCTCGACGAGGAAAGCGACCTCTCCATCATCAAGCGGCACTGGATCAAGCTGTGGCCGGCGCGGAAGCCGCTGCCGAGCTTCCACTTCATCGTCGAGAGCTACGACACCGCCGCCAGCGAGGAGAACTTCGACAAGAAGCGGCAGGAGACCGATCCGACCGCGTGCGCGGTGTTCGGTGTTTTCAATGTGAACGATGCGTTTGACGAAGGAGAGAGGAAGAAACTTGGAATCAAGTCGCGCTACGCTGTCCTCGTTTGCGACGCATGGGATGAGCGGCTTGGCCTCCCCGAATTGCTGGAACGCGCGCGCAAACAGCATCGGGTCAAGTGGGGAGGCGGCGGCAAGCGGGGTGGCGATGCGGTCGAAGGCCGGCAGGCGGACATCGTTCTCATTGAGGACAAGTCATCTGGGCCAGGGCTGCGGCAATTTTTAGCGAAGTACGGGGTGCCCGCTTGGCCCACGAATCCGGGCCGGATAGACAAGACGATGAGGCTGCATGCCATCTCGCCGCTTCTCCATCAGGGAATGCTATTCGTCCCTGAGAGCCTGCGCCCAGATCGAGAGGGCATGCCACGTGATTGGTGCGAGCCTTACCTCGAACAATTAACAGCGTTCGCTGGCCCCGGCAGCGTCGAGCATGACGATTACGTCGATGTGACGACTGGAGCCTTTGCCTATCTCCGTGATCGCGGAATCCTGCAAGCCAGCCCCAACGAGGCAATTATAGATCGGGAGGAATTTCGCGATTTGGAAGAACAGAAGGCGATTAGGGCGCAAGAAGAGCAAAGACGCCGAGGTCGCGGAAATCCGTACGGCTGAAGGTCGGCGTGATACCGGCATCATCGAGGCTCCCGCGACGGCGAAGCTCCGCCAGCAACTCTTCAGTCGTGAAATTCTCGATCCGAGCCATCTTTCTTTTGTTCGTCGCCTGTTGCTTCCACGTCGCCCAACGGCAATTTTCCTTCGTGTAGTCGGCGTTGACGTCAATGCGGTCGAGAGAGAACTCGCTCCGCCGGCCAGGGCGGCGCCCCATGTCTCTCAGGAACGCTCCAAAATCGTTCCGCCACTCATCGCAGACCCGAATGCCTCGTGCCCCGTAGTTCTTGTACTCGGGCAGGGTGGGAGAATAGCAGCGGCGTACTAAGTTCCGCCATGTCGTGTATTCTGGGCTTCTTTCGGCTGAGCCACCATGCTTTGTGACGATGTCGAGCAGGTAGCATCCGCAACTCTTGCTGTTGCCATTCTTCAACGACTGACGGGCCACCTCTTTCGTTGTTCCACAGTCGCATCGGCAAGTCCAGTATACGGTTCCAGCGCGCCGCGTCCCGACGGGATGGTTCGGCGCTCGACCGACGACTATCCATCTTCCAAACCTCTGTCCCGATAGGTCCGCCGCGCGGGCGCAACCGCAGGATTTTGTCGTTCCCTTTCGCAGGAAATCTGAGCGGATGGATCGAAGCGTTCCGCAGTCGCATCTGCACGACCACATCGCCTGCTTCTTCAACGACGCAGTGCCATCCAACCGCGGGAGGACCAGCCATTTCCCGAACCGTTGACCGGTCATGTCGATCGCGGCCATGTTCTCTGCCTCGCTCATACGCCGACCGCAACAATAGAGGATTCCGCCGATGACCGCGAGCGAAAAGGACATCGACCGGCTCGCATCGGCACTGCTGCCGATCATCGAGCAGGCCCTGGGCATGAAGACGCGGGCCGACCATGGCACGGTGGTCCACCTCACCGCTGATGAGATCAACGCCGGAAAGGCTGCGCTCGAAGCCACTGGCCGCTGGCCCTACCGCATGTGGGAAGAGCCTCGCCTCCCTGATCCGGCCGCGTACACAGGCGGCCCGCTCATCATCTGATCCGTTCCCCCGATGTTCTTCCTCGGCGGCGCGTCTTAACAATACGTTCCAGCGGCGTTCCGCGAATCGGGGCGCTGCGGAAACAAACAGGCCGGCTCGCACGACGCGGCCGGCCTAGTCACGCGCGGACGTGTTGGCAGCACGCTACCCGCCATTGCCTTATCGTTAGGAGATTCTGTCCGCACCCCGGCCGCGTGTGAACGCTCATACACATGCCGCCATTCGGGGCGGCGCCGTGCCGTGCTCCATGCGCGACGCTGCACCCTACCACATTCCCGCCAGCAGGTGCTACGTTGCGCCTCCCGCACGGGCTGGCGCGCGGCCGCCGGCTGGCAAACGCCGACACAGGAGCCGCGCCCATGGCCCTATTGCCGCAGCCCACCGGCAACGAAATCCCGCCCGACCGCCGCGGACCGCCGCCGCGTGTGAACGGCGACGCCGGGCCGTCCGAGGGCATCGACGT